CCTGCGGGCGAGAAACGCGTGGCCTCGGCGGCCAAGAAGGTCGTCAAGGCTGGGCGCTCGCGACCCCCGCAGGTGATCGCGACGCCGATCGGACCGAAGCCGAGGCCGACCAGGCCGACGCGCCACGGGCTCGGCGCCGAGCTCGCCAAGGTGATGGCTGAGATCGCCGCGCTTGAACGCCGTCGTGATGAGCTGATCTGCTCTATCGACGGGTAACACAAGACAAAACTGACTTGACATAAATGCCAGCATATGGCAGAAGGGACATCCATGCTTTCGATCGTGCAGAACAGCAACAACGGACAGGCCATGCAGAGCATCAAGGATCCACTCAAGGACTCGGACTTCATCGCGGTCGATGCGGATGCGGCGCGCGAGGCCGGAGCGATCTGTCACTTTCGGTGCGCGTCGACCGAGGCCGCGCCGCTCGAGCATCACGTGACGCAAACGGGTCTCGACGCCGGGAAGCTGCCCGACCTGCCCTCGGCGGAGGTGGCGCTGCACCGCGCCGTGGACGAGCAGCGGGCGAAGCGTCGGCTCGTGCGGCCCGTCGAAGGCGGTGGCTGGGCGATCGTCGACGAGCACCTCGACGATTCCGGCAAGCCGGCGTCGTACGCACTTCAGATCGTCGTGCGTCGAGACGCGGACAACCGGCTCATGTTCGAGCCTGCGGAGCACCCGCTCGAGGCCGAGATCGGGGCCGCGTACACGAGGCACAAGGCGTCGTATGCAGCGACTGACATCTCGGCGTGGTTGGTTCGGCTGGCCGAGCAGCACGACGCGGTGTCGCCGCGCGACCGTGGCGGCTTCTACTTCGTGCCTCGGCAGACGCTCGAGTCGTTCCGCAAGTGGTCGCGGGCGGTGCACGCCGCGAGCGGGTCGCGCGTGTTCTTCATCCCCGCCATGAAGTCGGACGAGGCCATCGAGGCCATCCTCGATGCGATCACCCGCGAGGCCGAGTCCGCGGCCGAGGGCATGGAGGAAGCACTGAACGACCACGCCGACGCGCTGGCTCAGCAAGCGGCGATCGAGGAAGGGACCGCGACCGCTACATCACCGCTGCCGCCAGCGATGGGCAAGCGCGCCATCGGCTCGAAGCTGCGCTCGCTCACGAAACTTGGAGGCAAGCTCTCGACGTACGAGGAGCTCTTGGATTGTCGCTTGGACACGATCCGTGAGCGCCTCGAGCGCGTGCGCGCAGGGCTCACGGTGGCGTCGCTCGCTGTCGAGGACGGCGGCAAGGAGTAGCTATGGCAGCGAAGAGCGAGAGTGAAGCGGTCGCCCATGCAGCTCGGGCGCGAGAGCTGATCGAAGAGGCCGCGCCGCTGGTCTGGGAGGCGATCACCTGGATCACGGCGCACGAAGACGGCTCGAACACGCCAAACGAGAAGGAGGAGACCGTGCGCCGGCACAAGATCGTGAACGCCGCGCTCGGTCCGATGGGCACGGTGGCGGTCAAGATCGGGTTCGAGCATTTCTCGGCGTCGCGCGCTCGGGCGCTGAAGAAAGATGAAGCGCCATGAAGAAACCGACGAAGCGTGATCATGAGCGCGTCGAGCGGCTGCAAAAGCTCGCGTTCGGCGCGCATCAGATGCAGACGTTCCTGGATGAGGTGAACGGGCTGCCGGGGCGCACGCTCGGCGACAACAGCCGCGCCGTGCTCCAGTTCTTGGTGTCGGCGCTCATCGAGCGCTGCGACGACACCTACAACGGGATGCACGTCCACGTGTACGGCGAGCTCTCGCCGCAGCGCGTGGCGCAGATCGAGAACGAGGCGCGTGCGCAGGAACGCGCGTCGCCCTCATCGCGCATCGAGGGCGACAGCGCGTACATACGTGACGCCGTGTCGGGACAGGGTACGGGAGCAGATTGGAATTGTCCGGCGGCGCTCTCGACCGGGCGTTGCAGGAAGCCGCTCGCCAAGATCGAGAACGACACGTGCACGTGCGTGGACGGGCACGAGTCCTACTAGGAGGAAACATGACCGGAAAGGCGAAGTGGAAGCTAATCGCGAAGGTGAAGGGCGATCATCGCGTGTTCGAGAACATGAACGCGTCGTCGGCGGCCACGAAGTATTCGATCGCGGACTGGAGCGGGAGCTGGCCCGAGGGAACGGACGACGGGATCCTGTGGCTGGTGCCGATGGGGAACGCGGAGGTCTACATCTCGTCGACGAAGAAGATCTGCGTGAACTATGCCGTTCGCGCCGCGCGTGACGACAAGAGCTACCGAACGGCGTCGGGGCTGCACGTGTTGCCGATGCTCAAGGAGCTCTACTACACGTTCACGTTCGAGCGCGTGATTGGAGACGCGATCACGGCGATGTTGACGGTTGGGGTCATGCCCGTGGAGCTGCGTACCGCGCTCGACGACGCGGCGTACGCGCAGTCGATGCGGGAGTTCGTGGCGCGGTGAGTATCGCGATGGAGGAGAGAACGGCTTCATCGACGAAGGACGAACGCAGAGCGATCGAGACGTTGCTCGCGCTCAAGTGCGTGGACGCCGGCAAGCTGCCAGCGTGGGCGTGGATGCGCGCCGTCGCGGCGTGCTTGCGCAAGCATTCGTACGAGTTCGAGCCGATCGCGCGTCGTCGCGGTCGTCGAGGAGCGCGGCTCGAGGGGGCCAAGGAGCTCCGCGAGCGCGTGCGCGATCATCTCGACATCGAGCGTCTGCCGCCCGGCGTGGGCGAGAAGCTCGAGAAGTGGGGCGCCGAATGGGTTGAGAAAGTCGGGACGCGAGTGGAGCGCGCAAAGCGTGAGGACCGCGCCGAGGCCAGGAAGAAAACGCGATGGGAGGGCGTGAAGCGCCGAGCCGAGGCCACACTCGAGCGGTGGGGCTTCGAGGAGCGCCTGGTGCGTGCTGGTGGCAAGACGGTCTGGTCGGCGGTGAAGCCACTCGCGAATCAATGGCAGCCAGCATCGCCGTCTTCAGTAGTTCCTGTGGTTCGACTCGAAGCAAGGCCCGAGGGCATGGACTACTCCACCGGACAGATCAACGTTCAGGTCCGGGTCGAGGCGCAGATTCGGCCGTCATGGTACGGGCGCGTCTACAAACGCGGCATCGCGATCGTCGATGACTGCTTCATCGTCGACGTCATAGGATTCGGTCCTGCACGTGATGGTGGCGAATGCCTCATCGTCGCGTGCGCCGTTCCTGGGGTTGGATTCCAGGTCTCGATGCAGAACAGAGCGGTGTATCGAGCTGGTGGCGCAGCGCGGTTCTTGACCGCTGAAGAGGAAGCCGCGCTCCGTGTTGGACCGTGGTTCACGTACGACAAGAAGAAGGAGGGATGAACCATGGCGATGCGTCCAAGAACGGAAGCAGAGCGCGCTGCCGGTGTCTGGTCAGTCGAAGGATTCGAGCAGCGCCTCTTTAGTCACGCAGTTGTTGATGGTGTTGCAGATTGTTGGCAATGGATGGGCGCGAAGACAGCCGATGGCTACGGCCGCATCATGGGCCCTTTCGGCAATGTCATCCACGCACATAGGGCCGCCTTTGAGGTCACGCATCAGCGCCGGATTGTCCTCTCGATCGATCACCTCTGCCGGAACAGAGCGTGCGTAAATCCAGCGCATCTCGAAGAGGTCTCAATCCGCGAAAACATACTCCGAGGAGAAAACAGAGCAGCGCGACAGTTCCGACAGACGCACTGTCGCAGAGGTCATGCGCTCTCAGGTGACAATCTGATGCGGTGTAAAGCAGCGCCGAACAAGAGATACTGCCGCGCGTGCAACAAAATCCGAAACGATGAGAAAGCCGAGAAGAAGAGACAGGAGGCACGAAGATGAACATTGGACTAGGGCTAGCAATCACGGGTGCAAACACTCCATTGGAAGAACCACGCGAAGAACCACGCAATATAAACGGTCTCAGCGGATGGCAGATCATCGCTGCGGCGCGTCGTCACCTTCGGGAGCACATGCCGTATCTCGATTCGGCGGTGCTCATGCTCGCTCCAGTGGAGGCACGCGGTCTCGGAACGGTCGCGGTGACCGAGACGATGATCCTGCTCGTGGACCTCGAGTACGTCGTTCAGCAGTCGGTCGAGGCGATGGCTGCGGACTTGGCGCACGAGATCTCGCATATTCTGCGGGACACCCACGGCCGGACGGTTCGACTTGGATGCTGCACCGACGAGCAGTTCAAGATCTCGAACATCGCGTCGGACATCGCGATCAATCCGGACATCGAAGCGGCTGGCCTTCCGATCATCACGGCGCCCGTTCCTGGTGCACACGCCAAGCAATTCGGTCTGCCCGACGGTTTGATGCACGAGGAGTATTACTTCGCGCTCATCAAGATGGCCGAGAAGAGCGGCGGCAAGCTCAAGTTCCGCTGTGGCGGCATGCCGACGAAGGGACAGGGCAAGGGAGCGAAGGGCCAGGGACAAGGCCAGGGCCAGGGCCAAGGGGACGGCGATGACGACGCGCCATCCTGTGGTCGAGGCTGGTGTGGCAGCGGGGGCGGTCACGCCGTCCCGAACGAGCCGTCGCAGGACGACGCGGCGGGGCGCGACCCGTCGCAGGTGAACAACGGCAACCAAGGCTACCCGGGTCGCACGACGTCCGAGATCGACCGCGCTCGTCGGCACGTAGCCGAAGCGATCATCAAGGCGGCGGCTGCGGGGCGCGGCAACGTGCCGGGTGGCTGGCAGCGTTGGGCGGGCGAGGTGCTCGAGGCGCCGCGCATTCCGTGGCAGCAGAAGCTCGCTCGGATGGCGCGCCAGGCCGTGCGCTACCGAATGGGCGCGTGCGACCTGAAGTACAACGACGTCTCACGCCGACAGGCCGGCGTCGGCTACGGACCTGGCCGTCCGATCATGCCGAAGTTCAAGGCGCCGGTGCCCGAGGTCGAGATCGTCATCGATACGTCGGGGTCCATGGGCGAAGAGGACTTCGACAACGCGATGCCAGAGCTCGCCGGCGTGATGCGCGCCGTCGGAGCTGAGGTCTCGTACGTGGCGATCGACGCGGACATTCACGTCGACAAGAAGGTGAAGCACTGGAACGAAATCCGCGAGAACCTGCGCGGTGGCGGCGGGACGGTGTTCACGCCGTACTTCGAGCGGCTCGCGTCGAAGAAGCGTGCGCCGAACGTCGTGCTCTTCGTGACCGACGGCGACGCAGGCGGTGTGCCCTCGGAGCCGCCTCCGGGCATCTCGTGGATCTGGATCCTTACTGGGAGCGGTGATCGTCCGCCCGCCTCGTGGGGCGAGGCGATCAACATCACCGACGACGCCTGATGGGGAACGGAATGGGAGACGGGAAGATGGGCGCAGGCATGGTCAGCGTCACCAACGAGCGGTCGGCGCAGGAGCACGGCCGCTCGAGGTGGAAGATCGAGCTCGTCGTCAGCGACCAGCCCGGGAAGAGCGCGTCGGAGCTCGCGACAAGACTGGGACTCGCGCTCTTGATCTGGGGCTCGAAGATGCCCGGCTACGCAGGGGACGAGTTCCTGCGTGCGATCGTCGGCGATGCCGAGAAGCTGAAGATGGTGCTCGGCCTAGTCGGGTGCATCGGCGAGAGCGATCCGCTCGGTGACGTTCCGGGAAGCGGACGGATGCGGCGCATCACGGTTGGCCCGGTAGACACACCAATCGCGCGCACGTCGCCAGGTCGGCGCGGGCTCATGATCCTGAACGAAGGGCCAGGGCGCGTCTTCGTATCCTCACCGGTTTGGCCATCGACGCATTACCTCGTCATCGATCCAGGGTGCACGCTCGACATCGATCCGTTGCGCGCAGAAGCAGCGCTCGAGGCACGCGCGGACATACACGAAGCTCGTGCGGACATGCGCGCCGAGGTCATCGTGACGGAGTTCTTGCCATGAAAACTGAGCACACGACAGAGCAAAGGGTCGATCCGGTATTCGAGCTCGGCGGGGGCATCAAGGAGTACGCCCATACCGAGCCGATGAAGCACACGATCACGATCGAGTTCCGGGACGGTGAGTTCATTGGTGATGCGAGGTGGATGTGGGATCTCGTGCTCGGGCTCTTGAACGTCATCACCGTCTTGCAGAAGCCCGATGGTCTGACGTTTCACCCCGACATGAGGGCGCGCGGGCTTCGGTATTTGAAGGGACTCTCACCGGAGGCGGCGACGCTCATCGGGTTGATTATCGACGGACGAAGGGAGACATGATAGCTATGGAAGACATGACGAATAATGAAGAAACAAACGGCGGCGTGAAGACGATGAAGACGGCGCTGCGGCTGCCGACGGACGTGCTTCACCGGCTGAAGTGCGCCGTCATCCACGCGCAGCGGCAAGACCCCAGCATCACGCTGACAGGTGTTGTCGTGCGCGGCGTCGAGCTCGTAATGCGCGAGCTCGAGAAGAAGTACGGCGAGGCGCCCGACACGAAGAGCAAGCTCCGCACCGGGCGCCGGCTGCGTGCCTGATGCTCGGGAGGTGGTCGAAGAGGAGAAGCGATGAACATCGGGTTCAGGCAGTTTTGCAATTGCGGCACGCTGCTTGCGCAGTCGGCGTGGGCGGCGCATCTGCAAACATGCCCGGCCATGCGGAAGGTGCTCGAGGCCGAGAAGAAGCCTGTTGAAGTTCGTTATCCAGATCTCGCCGTGCTCAAGCACCCAGTCTTGGATCGAGTCGGGCTCTTTGCGAAGGCCGGTGTGCCTGTATTCGAGTTGCCGTCATTGGCCCGGCTCAGAGGCGACGGCGTAGATGTAACGTTCGCGAAGCACGCGCCGACGTGGGCCGCTGCGGTCGTGGCGTACTCCAAGAACGATCACGTGGCGGTGCGTGCGATGAAACTTTGTGTGAAGGGCGGCGACGAGGCGGTGAAGGCCCTCGTCACGCTCCTGCGCCTGGCTCCGGACCACAACTACGAGTCGGCGATCACCGAGTTCACCGGCTTGGAAGTGAGCAAGCCTGCATGAAGAGAGGGAAGAAACATCAAACGCGATCGAAGAAGATCAACACCAAAGGGAGGACCAATGCGCCTAACTTTCGTAGCTTTAACCGTCATTCTGTCAACGCTCGCATGCACGAACACGGAATACGAGACCCGTGATCCGGTCTCGGTCTCGGACTCTGAACTGAAAACCCGTTGTGGAGATCGTATCTGTAACGGCACGGAGAGCTGTGCCACGTGCTCGAAGGATTGCGGGGCGTGCCCGTACTGCGGAGACGGGAGCTGTAACGGCTCTGAGTCTTGCTCGTCGTGCTCGGCGGACTGCGGAGCGTGCCCCGCACCGGTCTGCGGAAACGGCTTGTGTCAGATCGCCGAGAATTTCGTGAACTGCCCGGCCGACTGCTGGAGCATGTGCGGGGACACGATCTGCGATACCGCGATCAACGAAAGCTGCGACACATGCAGCCCAGACTGCGCGCCGTGCTACATCTGCGGCGACGGCATCTGCGACCCGGGCGAAGAGTGCCCCTGCGATCCTTGGGATCCTAACGGCTGCTACCCTTGCTAAATTAAATCGTAGTTAGTGGGCGGATGTTTGGAGAGCCAGACATCCACCCACTAAAAATGGGGGTTGAGAAGGATGACGACGGACGAAAGTGGAAGCAAGAACGAAACGGAGACAGCACGGCGTCGACGGTCGCCTACGGGGAAGCTGAAGAAGTCGATCAGTCATCTCGAACGCGAGACCAAAAAGCTAAAGGACGAGCAGGGAAGGGTCGCTCGAAGAAACGCGCGACGTAACGTGCTCGAGGCGCTGCGCAGCGTGCGGTCGGCGCTCGACGCGGAGTACCCAGTCGAGAAGAAGGAATCGGCGAAGAGACGAAAGCAATCGAAGGGCATTCCGGCGAACTTCTCCGAGATCCAGCCGAACACCGTTCGCTTCGGGCAGCTCCTCAAGGCCGGCATCCGGCTCAAGCACATCGCGCCGACGAACAAGCCAGAGGACGACACCACGACGCGGAACCGCGGCCGATGGTACGGCCCGACGTGGGCGGTGTTCGCGCCGCCGGACACGACGATCGAGCAGTTCAAGAAGGCGCGTCGGTCGACAACGGAGCGGGACGCGCTCGCCACGCTTGGTCGCCTATGGCGCGAGGAGAACCGCCTCGCGAAGCGCATGCGCGCCGACGCGAAGGAGGCGACGTTCCTGATGAACTACGGTGCTGACACCGAGAAGCTCTACGCAGCGATGCAGGAGAAGAGAGCCAATGCCTAAGACCGAAACGATGGCCGACACACTTGCTCGGCCTGTGATGCTGGCGCTTTGACGCGACGGAACGGTGTCCTTCTGGAAGAAGGGCGAGAAGCAACCGCGAAGCGCGAAGGCGCGCGAGAGGATGAGGGGCAAGGGCGCGAACTACGGTCGCGGCCTGCCGGTGTTCTCGGTGGATACTTTGGAAGAGGCCCGCGACCTCGTCGTGCTGACGTGCTCGCTCGCGTACGACGGACGGCATGTCCTCTTCAAGCCCGGCGTGTGGGGCGACTTTAGCGCTGAGGGCGGGCGCGAAGTCGGCAACCTCGACAAGGTCACGGCGTACTTCGCAAAGTCGTACGCCGAGCTGAAGAAGCGCACGAAGAAGAGGGAGAGGGATGACGAAGCAGACGCTCATTGACGATGACGAGCTCGAGAGGTTCCGCCGCCTCGTGGATCGGTGCGCCGTGCTCGAGCAAGAGATCGCGCACGTTCGCATGGAACGCGACCGCGCGAACCTAGCGTTCGCTGAGCTTCACTCGTCGCATCGTGCGCTGACGATCGCCCGTGACGAGAACGGTGCGCGCTTCATCGAGCTCCGAGACCGGATCTGGCAGCTCGAGGCGTTCATTCGTGGCCTGCCCAAGCGCGTCGAGACTGAGTTGGGCGGGAAGCGCCCGTCTCCTCCTCATAAGCACTGGATCACGGACTCCATGACGACGTGGATGATGAACGAGGTCGACCTCGATCCGGGCGAGGTGAAGACGTGATCTTCGACTTGAGGACGATCTTGTGGGGCGTGGCGCACGATTCGTGGAAGGGCGTGAAGCTCGCAGCGCCGTTCATCGCATGGATGCTGTTCTGGGGCGGCTTGTGCTTCGGCCTCGGCGCGGTGTTCGCACTCGACAACTTTGGACGATAGAAAGCACAACTTTGGACGATGAAAGAAGAGGGATGACGTGAAGACAGCGATGACGAAGAAGACCGAGAAGCTCAGCGAAGCAACGAGCGCGCTCGTCGTTCAGGACGCGAAGGACATCAAGATCAGGCTGTCGCGGGGCGACATCTTTGATCTGTGCCTGCACGAGGCGAAGGCCGGGCTCGAGAAGGCGTTCGAGATCGAGCGCCAGCGGTGCATCAATCTTCGGGATGAAGTCCTGGGGATCACGAAAAGCATTGAGACCGAAGTCGCCGACATCATGAAGAAGCGGTTCGCGAAGATGATCCGAGCCTTCTCCGATGGCGACGATAAGCCGGTGCCGAGGGTCGAAGTCTCGTACGCGACGGCGTCGCACATCGTCTCGTTTTCGTCGGTCTCGTCACGGAAGCCGATGCAGGAGAAGCGGCCGTCATTCATGAACGGATTCCGCGCCCGGCGCTCGCGAGTCGAATACGCGAAGCTCGAGCTCGGCAATCTCGACCGGCGGCACGGCGCTCAGTTCGTGGCGTACGTGAGCGCGGCCGAGCTCGGCGAGATCGAGGCTGTGGGCATGCTCGAGGCCGTGGTCGTCGAGCTCGAAGCGGCGTGCGATCGGCTCGACTACCTGCGCGAAGAGGTCACCGCCTTCGAGAAGCGATCGCAGCACGCCAAGCAGTCGCTCATGAAGAAGATCCTCGAATCCTCCGACAAGGGACGCGGCATCCTCGACCTCGCACGCTCGCTCGCAAAGGAGATCGATCTCGTCGCGCCGAGCGCCAAGCCGCCGATGGCGTCGGGCGCGCTCGAAGAGGAGGCGCGCGATGACTGAGTATTACGTTCACGTGTCGGGCGCGCAGCACACCGGCGATCTCGAGGCAGCGCGTTCTGACCTTCGTTCGTCGGGCGCTAAGATCCAGGGTAGCGAAAGCGCGAACTATCAGGAGGGGATGCTCTACTTCCGCGTCGAGATCGCGGACCTCGGTGACTTCCAAGAGAAGTTCGAGAAGACGGCGACGTTCACGAAGGCCGAGATCATGAGGGTTCGATGACCGGCGAGGGATTCTGGAAGTGCACGAAGTGCGGCGCGCAGTGGCGGGCGAACGCGCCGACGTTCTGCGCGGACTGCGCCGAGCCACGGTATCCGGAGCACGAGAAGCTGCACGCAGCGAAGGAGGAGCTCAAGACCGAGGAGCTCGGTCGATTCCTCGAGTGGCTCCAACAGGACGGCATTCAGCTCGCGCGCTTCTGGAAGCACGAGGTGAACTGCGAATCGATCGGCGACGGCGTCTCCTACAACAATGACGAGTACCCCCACTGCCCAAGCCCGTTCCGTCACCAGAGCGAGAACGGCCGCTGGTACAAGCACAAAGAGAAGGACTGCGGCTACGAGAACGACGGCATCATGAACTGCATTCACGAGCCGATCATGAAGCTCCTCGCGCGGTATGCAGGCATCGACCTCGAGCGGCTCGAGAACGAGAAGCGCGCGATGCTCGACGAAGTCAGAAAGGCGCAGCAAAAATGATCGAAGGCTGGGTCGAGATCTCACAGCTCGAGAAGAAGGCGCTCGAAGAGCTTGGGCGCCCTGTGCACTCGGAGTGGATCGACGCGCCGAAGTCGTCGGTGTCGGACTCGCGCTACAACGCGGGCATTTGGGACGGCGTTCGGTTCCAGCACTTCTTCGCTGACCCAGAAGACGCGAAGGTCGCACGGACGTTGGTCGCGTGCGAGGTCGAGCTGCCAGGCGCGGACGCGCACGAGATCCACGCCGAGATCCAGCTCAAGGTGCCAGTCAACTTCGTGACGATGACGTTCACGATCGACGGCGAGAAGAAAGAGGGATGACGATGAGCAAACCAGAAGTGAAGCCGCCCCATCCGGGGTGGATCGAGGTCGGTCGACAGACGGCGTCGTATATCAGGGCCGCAGGACTGGACGGCGTCGCCGTCGAGAATGTGCCGTCGAACGACTACTCGGCCCCAGCGTTCGCACCGGCGTGGGCGGAGGCGATCTGCTCCGTCGAGGAGGTCTCGCAGCGGCTCAAGATGTGCGCGCTCAAGAAGGCGGCGCGTGACCCAGGCGTCGCGCAGATCGTGACCACGCTCGTGTGCTGCATCGACCCAGCGGACCGCAAAGATCTCGTCGAGCAGCTCGGTCAAGAGTTCGCGCAGACGTTGGTGTGCTCATGCGGAAAAAAGTTCGATGACGCATCGATGTGGCGCGACCACGTGGAGTTCAGTTGCAAAGCACGCAATAAGGCTATAGATAAGCTCTAGTGCGATTGAAAGATCTGCGTGGGCAGCAAATCGGCCGTTGGTGTGTGAAGGAACGTGCACCAAGTCGGAACGGACGAACATATTGGACTTGTCGCTGTCTATGCGGCGCCATACAGGAAGTCGCCGCAGAGGCGCTGCTCCGGAGCGACGATCGAGCTTCACGATCATGCGGCTGCCTCATGAAAGAGGAGGCATCACGTCGCCGAACCACGCACGGCCACACCACAAAGGGACAGTCCTCCCTGGAGTACAAAACCTGGGTGCAGATGCATCGTCGATGCCGAGAGAAGAATGACTACCGTGGACGAGGAATCAAGGTCTGCAAACGATGGGCGAAGTTCGAGAATTTCTTTGCTGACATGGGGCCGCGCCCCGGGCTTGGCGCAACAATCGAACGGAAGAACAACAACGGAGGCTATTCACCGCGAAATTGTTGTTGGGCCACGATGAGAGATCAATCGCGAAACAAGCGGTGGACACGTCGTGTGACTTTCAATGGAGAAAGGCTATCGGTGGCAGAATGGGCCGAACGCGTAGGACTCTGATGAACGTCGAAGAGGTGGCGTTGCCAAAGGTGTGGTGCTGCTACTGCGGCGGCGCTGTCGGTCTTTCGTCGCTCCTCGTTCGAGACCTGGAGGAAACCGAGGACGAGCACGTCGAGCGGCGCCGCATCGCTTTGAAGTTGATCGCGGACGGAGCCGCGCTCGAGTGCGGGAGATGCAGGTGACCGAGATCGACCGAGCTGAGGACACGGTCCAAGTCTCGGATAAGCACGCCTCGATCTACGAGGCAGCCGGCGTGCTCGAGAAGCACGACGACCCGCCAGCAAAGGGGCTCGAGCCCGAAGACTTGGCGTGGGATTCAGACCGCAAGCTCTGGCGTGGGCTCTTCGTGCCGCAGTGGGCGTCGATGATCGTGCGGTCATTTCGTATCGAAGACCTGCGTACGCATCGAAGCGATGAGATGGAACGAAGGGCGATCCGTGCGCTCAAGCGAGCACGCGATGACGAGGCGGCGCGCCGGCGCTTCGTGATGATGTTCAGGTTGTGCGGCGAGACCGCGGCGGACCGTCGACGCTGCGTGGAGGAGTTCTTGCTATGACAGACTGGGATTCAGACGAGACCGTCGGCGATGTCACTCGGCTCGAGACACGGAGCGGCGATCCTGACCGAGGCGAACGTCCGGGCGATCCGCGCGAGACGCGAGACCACGGGGGAGAGCTACGCGAAGATCGCGGTCGACTACCGAGTCAAGCCGGTCACGATCCGGGACATCGTGAAGCGCCGCTCGTGGAAGCGGCTGGAGTGAGTAGAGAGTCAAAGGAAGAAAAATACGATGGGTCAAGACGTAAGTATCATCCGTGGGAAAGTCACGATCGACGAGCTCGAATCGACACTCGAGCAAGATTCACGTCTCGCGCTCGAGCGTGCCGAGGAGTGGACGTTGGATGACGGCGGGAAGGTCAAGCGTCTCTACGTCGAGCGAAAGAGGGACGGCCGACGAATTATTGCGCACACACACTCGAACGAAAAGAGTATCGACTGGTTTCGGGTGCCGCGCGGTGGCGAGCCTCTACTCCTCGAGATGTGCAATCGCTTCGACTTGTTATTGGAGGACAGGTCTGACCGGTATCGCTACGGCCAGAATGGCCTGCACGGCTGGAGCGATGACTTCGGGAACGGCTTCGTGAACCCGCGCCCGTTCTGCTTGATGGAGTAGCCGAGCTTCGTCCGGGTGATGAAGGAGAAATACACATTGAGCCGCTCACGGTGGAGTTCTGGGGGCACGTAACGATCGGCTCTGTGGTCCCGATGCAAGAGGGTAGTCGCATCGTTGGGCACGCGACGATTCTCGAGATCGCCTCGCGACCAGAGTTCTAAGGTAGGAGGGACGATGATCATCGGCCTTTTGGGAAAAGCGGGCTCCGGGAAGGATTCTGTTGCGGCGATGATCGCGCCGGTCCACCCCGTGTGGATGGACGGGCAGTGGGTCGATATCGAGGTGCTCGTCCACGAGACCGCCGCGAAGGAGCGCAAGAAGACCGCGCTCAAGGCACGGGCGGTGCAGATGGCGCTCGCCGATCCGCTCAAGGTCATCTGCCGCGAGGTCTACGACTTCTCGTACATGCAACTCTGGGGACCATCAGCCGAGCGCAACAAGCCGGACGAGCGCTACCCGAGGCGGCACGTGCCCGGTCCGATGCCTGATGACGATCCTCGGTGCCGGCGCTGCGGGAGACCACTCAGCATCGAGGTCTGCTCGCACCTGACACCGCGAGAGGCGCTCCAAACGCTCGGCACAGAATGGGCGCGCGAGCGGTACGCGAACACGTGGATCGACCTCGGTGTGCGTCGTGCGCAGGGGCTCACGAACGGGCATCGGATTCGGCGTCCTGCCGACGTCGAGCACTTCGCGTCATCTTATGTCATCGAGCGGACAGAGCTCGTCATCTTTTCAGACGTCCGCTTTCGCAACGAGGTGCTGGCGATCAGGGAGGCCGGCGGCGAGGTCTGGAAGATCAAGCGCCCAGAGGCGGGGCTAACCGGCATGGCCGGGGCGCACCTCTCGGAGACCGAGCAGGACGGGATCGACGAGGTGCTGTTCGACCACGTCCTCGTGAACGACGGGACGCTCGACGACCTACGTGCCCGCTGTGCCGGACTCGTGTGAACCTCACGACGGAAGACGAAGAGCACGACGGACGCGCGCCTTCGCCCACGAAAGAAATAGTGCTCCGTGTCGATCCTGCGGGGGGTCCTCGAGCTCGACGGCGAGGCGCTGATCGAGCTCGACGACAACCGAGCGGAGGGTCTCGAGCTCGGCGTCCTTGCAGCAGTAGTCGGTGCCGACCTTGCGCTCGGTCAACGTGCCACCGCAGTGGCCACACTTCGTGCTCGCGACGGACGGAAGGCCCGTCGGGTTCATGTCATAATCCGGAACGCTCTTGACGAGCGCGAGCGGAAGCCCATTTCTGCGATCCATCGTTGCCCTCCTTCTGTGAGGGTCGAGGACACAGGCCCTCCACCTTCACAACAGCCCTTCGCTCTTCGCCTCCTCCAACAAGAAGTCCCTGATGAGGTCTGACAAGGTCGTCTCGCGCTTGATCGCCAGCTCCTCGAAAGCCCGCTTCTCGGTTCGGCGGACAGCCGACTTGACCTGGACGCAGCGGGAGTCGGTATCTTCCGACTTCTTGACCTTGGGACTCTGCGTCTTCTTCCTGGACGCTTTCTGGACGCGCGGTGCGTGTCCATTTCCTGAATTGACTGACTTTCCGATGAGTTGTTGAAGAAGCACCGCCGTTTCCTCCCCTTACAAGCCGAGACCAGGCTTGCCCTCTGTCTGGACAGATTCGTCCGTAGGGGCTGCCACCGGAGCTGCCACCGAGGCCGTACCGTTGATCGGTACGACATTGCCCTCGGTCACGGGCGGCATTGCCTGCTCCGCTGGTTGGGCGTGCACCCCGTTCGTGCGCTGGCGCGGTTTGCGACGCTTGGCTTCGGGCTTGGCTTCGGGCTTGGTCTTGACCGCCCTCTTCGCCTTCGCCTTCTTGGCGATGGCATGCGCCGCCGTCTTCGCCCTAGGCGTGACGGACGAAGCGTCGCCGGTGATCGCGGCGATGACATGCGTCTCGGCGCGCTCGCCGATCTGACACGCGAGCTCCTTGGCCGCGTTCGGCACAAGGAGCTCGGACAGCACGGCTTCCGCAGCGACCTGAACTGCATCACGGATCTTCATGCTTCCTCCTGCCCTGCGGCTTCCGCCGCTTCTCGAACACGCTTCGACACGCGCGGCGTGTACGCGACATCATCGAGCGACACGTTCAGCACGCGCGCGATGTCGACTGCAACGCCGAAGAGCACATCGCTCTTTCCGGTCTCGAGCCGGTGCACGATGTCGTGCGAAACGTGCGCGGTCTCGGCGAGCACCGCCTGTGACCATCCACGCTTCTCTCGCGCTTTACGGATCGCCGTTGCAAGTCGCGCGACCGACGCCGGGAGCTCGCCGTTCTCTACATCACCGCCCGCATCGATCGCGACCACAGTGGCGTCGCCGTTACTTGCCATGTGTCAGTTGTACCGGTTTCTGGAAGTGGACGCAAGACAATATGTCGTGTCCTAACCTCGCATGTCTGGCGATTCTGGAAACAATCTGGTCAAGAGACGTCGTGATTCGCCATCAGGCCGCGGATGCTACTGGCGGTCGGAACGCCATCTGGCACGAGATACAGGTCAGATCTAGATCTTGTGCAAGCGACATAATAAAGGTTCTCCTCCTCGATCCCGTCCCAAAGGAAGAAGGTGTTGTCGAGGAGCCAGACCCGGTCCCGCTCGAGCCCCTTTGCCTTGTGCACCGTCGAGCAGACCACCGCTCCGGTTGGTCGGTCGTCCGAGAAGATGGTCTCGATCACGGCGGTGACCTCGGCGGCGAGCTTCGTGCCATCGGTGAGGGCGCGGACGGCGTCGATCTGGTCCTGGACCTGGACATATCGCTCGAGCTTGTCGGCCTGGAGAAGGCGCTCGTACTCCTTCCGTTGGTGGTCGTCGAGCCACCCAAGAAGATCCCGTGTGGTGTACGCACCTGCCTTCTTCACGAGGTCGGCGAGGTTTCGCCCCATGTCACGTCCAGCGACAACGGCCGGTATGCCATGTCGAAGGAAGTGCATGCAGATCGGCATGAGCGGCGCGTTTAGCCTGGAAAGAATGAAGTCTCCAGGTCTTGCACCGAACGGCCCGAGGAGCTCCTCGAGACGGCGCTCGGCGACGACGCCCTGGGGCGCGCCTGGACGTGGCTCAAGGTCTTCGATGCCTGAGACCCTAGACTGGACGTACGCGATGACGGCGAGCGGGCACCGATATGTCACACTGAGCGGAAGCACCTTGGCATTGAGCTCTTGGATAGTGCGAGGGATCGCGTTCGCATCTGCCCCACGGAATAAATAAATCGCCTGATTTATGTCACCAACACCAATAAACCTGCCCTTGCACGCACTTGCAGCAAGATTGAGCTGCGCCGCATTGACATCCTGAAGCTCGTCGACGAGCACGAAGTCGAAGGGGCTTGGATTCGCGCCGAGCTTCGCGGGGAGATAAATCATGTCATCGAAGTCGATGCGCTTTGTGACAGCCGTGGCGCGCTTGAGACATTCAGCCACGAGCTGTGCAGCAAACGGCGCGGGGAAGTCGTAGCTATCGAGCCCGAAGGCGTAGGCGATGCGCTCGACGTCGGCGAGATCACGAGCGAGGCAGTTCTTCGCCAGGGAGGAGAGCTGCCGGAGCTTCGGGGCGAGCTCGCCGATGTCGATCCGCACACGGTACTGGTTCGCGTAGTCGTTGAGCACCTGGTACGCGATGTTCCGCCCCTTGTGCTCGTCGATCTCGACACTGCCGTGATGCTGGCGAAGAGCGCTGTACCCGAGGCCGTGAAGCGTTCGCACACGAACATGGCTCGGAGCCCGAGCCTTGAGCTCGCGCTCGACGCCCTTGTTGAACGCGGTGAGAAGCACCGTGCCCCAGGAGGGGAGATGGTCGAGGCCGGCGATGATGGTCGTCGTTTTCCCCGACCCCGCGCGGGCCAGGACCACGGTGTGCCCCTGGCCCTGGGCGAGGTCGTCGAAGACGGCTCGTTGATAACGGTCCCAAATGATGCCGTTGCCGCTCACGAGGCACCGCCAAGGCCCGGAGTAGGCCCAAAGAGGTCAAAGGCGGGCGGAGCGGGCGCAGGCAGCGCGGGTGCCTCCTGGCGCCCCTCCTGGGGGTCGGGCGATGGCGTCAGCGGCGCGGCTCCGAGCACCGGGCAGGGCCAGTCCTCGCCGCACCAGCAGTGCGTGCGCCCGGCGCGATGCGTCAAAATGAGCGCGTCGCAATCGAGGCACTCACCGTGCTCGGCTTGGGCCGCGACGACAGGGACCTCGACCTCGACCTCGACGCTCTCGGCAGTCAGCTGAAGCTCGGCCTCGAGCCCGAGCTCGATGATCTCGCGGACCCGCCCGGAGGAGAGCGCCCGCTCGCCGGCGAGGAGTCGGCCGAACGTCTCGTAGGTGACCATCGTCTGCACGTGGCAGTTGAACGTCGTCCTGGGCTTCGACTCGTTTGGCGGGCGGCCCCGCGGGCGCGGTTCGGTTGCCGCACCGTCCGGCTTCGGGGGCTTGCGGGATGGATGTGTGAGGGCGTACGCCTGGCTCTCGTCCGAGAGCTGTTTGAGCGGCAATCCCGTAGCGCGAAGACGCCTCGCTCGAGCGAGCGCAGAGAGCGGCTTGATACCGTAGTTCTTTGCAACATCCATTATGGACGTTGCAGCGTTCCATATCTCGACGAAGTTGAACATTGATTCTACGCTTGCGGGCATGACACGTAATACATAACGTCGACGACATCGTCAATAGATATCAGTCGGTTTGCTACCTCGGCTACTGAAACGCTACCATAGGGGTTTCCCCTTTCTGGTAATAGAAAAAGGAAAGGTAGATCAGGTACATACGCGCTACTACTACTACTACTACTAGATCTTTTAGATAAAAGACTAGTATAGACCGCACACGTAAAGGATATATATAGATCGACCCCCCAAGTAAATCGCCCTTTACCTGTCAAGTTTTAGAGTCTATCTTCAAAAAAGTGGTGAACTGGGGGGCTTGTGGTAGCGCCTTTAGAAAAGGCCAGCGCGATCAATGACATAGACCTTCGCGTAGAGGCTACCATGTCTGCGCGGGCTACCGAATGTGCCTTTGGCGCTCGGCGGCAGGAGCAGCCGGCCGCGGTCCCGAAGGTCGGCCCAGACACGGCGCGGAGGAAAGCTGTGCTTTTTCAGCAGGTTGTTGGCTTCACGCTGGATGAGCCAGATCTCGCCTGGGGCGAGGACGCCGAACATCTGCTTCTGGCGCCCCTCACTGACGGTTTTCTCCTCGGCCTCGTTGGCGAGGTCGAACCAGAGGTGCCTGTGCCCGACGAAGTGGTCGTGGAGAAGCTGAAGAGCCTCGTCGGCGAGCGGCGTGCGGTTCTCGCCCGTGGAGAGGGCGGCGGCGACTACGACCGCGTCGGCGATGGCGCACTCGAGCGCGACGTCTGGGCTCGCTGAGAAGAACCAGCGATCGGCGAGGTACTGCGCGAGGGCGACGACGGCGAGCTGCCCAACGCGGGCGTGGAGCGTCGGCGTCGAGACCGAGCGCGCCGTGACCTCGTCACGGATCTGGGTGAAGCGCTCGGTCAGGAGCGCCTTCCCTTGCCCGTCTGGGAGGCCGGCGATGGTCGAGAGCTGAGAGAGGAAGCGCATCGCGCCCCAGCCGTAGTGCCTCTTCGCGAGCCACTTGTGGACCTCGCGGGCCTGCTCGGGCACGAGCACCGGCACGCCAATCTGGATCGTGCGGTTGGCGGCGCCACCAAGGTCGGCGACCTTGCCGTCACGGCCGGCGATCTCCTCCTCGCCGGTGGTCCGCACGACCGTGTGCCAGCCACCGCCTCGGGCCTGGAGACCGCCAGACTGGCCGGCGCGCATCCGGTGCTGCTCGAGCACGAGGGAGTAGATCGCCGCCAATATGTCATCTCGGTTCGCGACCTGAAGCTCATCGAAGAGGACTGGGACGTCGTCGAGGTAGTTGAACGTCTCGGTGAAGGAGAGCTTGGTCCGGTTGAATGTCATCATCAGGCGATTCGGGTCGCCCCAGGCGCTCATCGCGAACTTCGCGAGGGCGGTCTTGCCGGTGCCGGAGTCGCCCCAGTGGTGAATGACGAAGGTCCGCTCGTCGACGAAGCGCAGGAGCGGCGCGGCGAAGGCCGAGTAGATGAGCCAACGGGCGACCGGGCCGATCTCGGCGACGCGCTTGAAGGTCGCGAACCACTGATCCTCGTCGCCCGAGACAGTGAAGCCGTCCGAGAAGTCGGCCCGGCTCCGCGGGTCGGGAACGACACGGGTGTTGATCGGTCCGATCCAGCGGTCGCCGATCATCCAGCCTATGCCCTCTTTGATCTCGTGGGCGCCCGTTCGCCGGACGATCTGGTGGATCTCGAGCTTGCCGCCGTTCAGATGGAGCGCTGCGTCAAGAAAGTGCATGAGGGAGATCGAGGTCCCCTCGGTGACGGGGACACCGTTCCTGGAGAGGGCTGTGATCGCCTGCTTCGAGGCGATCTGGAGGCGGTCGACCCAGGTGGCAACGATCTCGCCGGTGAGCGCATCCTTGTAGGCGAGCTCGAGAAGTTGCTCGTCCGAGTCGAGCACGCGTCCGAAGCGACGGATCCACACTGGCTCATGACATATCCGGCGAAGATTCGTCCGCTGCGCCGGACTTGGGCAGTCCTTCAGACTTGGCTCGGATGGGTCGTCGGGCGTCGGCGTCGAGATGGTGTACAGGCCGTCGCTCCAGATCTCGTACCCGTATGGGACGGTGAAGTCGCCGATCTTTTGGCCCGGCCGTTTGACCGGCCTCGGCTGCGCGTCGTCGGCAGCGTCTCTCTCGCCGTCGACGACTGTCAGCTCGGGCTTCTTTCGCGTCATGGGGGGCGACGTTGCCATATGGCACGACCTATCGCAACGGGAACGACACCGTATCGGTCAAAATCCTTCGCGCCCGGCGCGTCAAACCTACACATGAAAACTTTCGCACGAGGAGCGACGAAATGACCTTGACCACATCCTGGCCCCATGCGAGGGTCCCCGGCATGCCCTATGTTCCGCCCCTCGGCGCTCGGGGAGAGCGCCCGGCGTTCTTCGCCGTGCAGCTCCCCTGGCCGCGCCTTCGGGAGCTGACATCGATTCCAGGTATCGCGCGGGCGCCGGGCGGCGTTGCCTGCACCTGGGACATCGCACCGATGCTGGCCGAGCATCTCGGCCTTCCCTGCCCGCCACCCCCGACCGAAGAGAACCTGTCGGACGAGGCGCTCAAAGCCGAAGCCGCCGCACTCCCCGGCCTCGAACGCTACCGCCGGCTCGAGCTCCCCGCAAAACTTCGACCGTATCAAAAGGAGGGCGCGCTCTTCCTCGCGCGCCGCGCCTACGCCATGCAGTGCGACCCGATGCGGTCAGGAAAAAGCGCCATGGCACTCGCAGCAAGCGTCCTTGTCGACGCGAAACGCACGCTCGTTGTCTGTCCGGCGCTCGCGAAGTACGTCTGGGCCGAAGAGATCGCGAAGTGGCTCAAGGAGGAGGCGCTGATCCTTGAAGGCCGCGCCGGCGACTTCGCCAAGCGCTATTGCCGAACGTGCGATGCACGCGGTCGCGTCGACGACGCCTACTGCGCCGTGTGCAAGATGCGAAACGGGCAGGCCAACGGCTACAAGGTCTTCGACACGTACGTCTGGGAATGGGACGTGAGTGGCGCGCTGATCGCCGAGTGCCCGAAGCATAATGACGCGCCGCCATCATGGAACACGCGCGGGCTCATTGAGCCGTGTGTCCTCTGCCTCGATGAGCTTCACGCTGCGATCGAGAACGCGAAGTACGTCGTCTGCAACTACGACATTCTCGTTGCTCAGAAGAACAGCGATGCAGCCGGCAAGCTGCACGTGCAAGAGAACTTGCAAGGCTGGGCGCCGGTGCTCGCGTCGCACCGATTCGACCTCGGCATCCTCGACGAGGCGCATATGATCCGCGGCTTCTCGACGGACTCGTCGCGCAAGGGGCAGACGCGGCGCGATCGCGTCGTCGAGGTCACCGAGAACTTCGACATTGTCTGGGCGCTCACTGGCACACCGATCTTTGGATTCACGCGCGACTTGTGGGGCCCGCTCGACGCGATCAGCAAAGGCGCGCTCACCGGCACGTCGCAGACCGATCGCCTGCCGTTCGCGTTCCACGCCCGATACTGCGAAGGCATGAAGGACGAGTACGGCTGGAAGGCTGACGGTCGAAGCATCCACGTGGACACGGAGCTCAAGGTGCGGCTCCCAATGTTCAAGATCCAACGCCCGAGGAATCTCATCCTGTCGCAGATGCCCCCGAAGGTGCGCCAGGTCGTGCGCGTCGACGCAGGAGACGTCGGCTCGAAGAAGCCCCGCGGGTCTAATGACGAAGCGCGGCTCGCCTCCCTTCTCAAGAAGACCTTCGATGCGAAGGTCGACTTCGTCACCGAGAACGTCATCAGCGAGCTCGGCGAGGGAAACAAGTGCGTCGTCTTCGTGTACCTCCGTGCATCCGCCGAGAAGATGGGCAAGGCCATCGAGGCCGCGTGCAAGAAGCACGACGTCAAGTCGCGGATGCGCGAGGTCGACACGAAGATCTGGACTGTGCACGGCGATACATCACCGCAGGGGCGCTTCGAGATGGCGCGTGCGTTCCGCGAGCACCCGAAGGCCGGCGTCTTCGTCGCGACCATCGACTCCGTTCAGGTGGCGATCAGCCTAAAAGGAGCGTCGAGCGTTCACTTCGCCGATCTGCACTGGCAGCCGGCGGCGCTCCTCCAAGCCGAAGACCGACCGTACGAAGTCGGCATCACCGGGCTCTCGATCCTCTATTACATCGTGCGCGGCAGCGTGGACGAGCACATCGAATCGATCGTGCTCCCCAAGGTCCGAACGCTCGCCGAGGTCGTGAACGAGAAAGGCGCCGATGAGCTGCGCAACGCGCTCGCCCACGGCGTCGGCAAGGAGAACTTGGCGCAGATCATCAAGGCCATGATGAAAGGCGTGGACACCGATCTCGGTGCCTACGACGACGAGGTCGAATGATGGGGCGCGTGCGCGAATCGCTCGAAGCGCGTCTGGGCCCAGTCGACCCGAACGGAAACCTCGGGTCGATCTGCGCGGCAGTCGAAGAGCAGCTCGAAGAGAACCGTGCGGCGATCGCGCGCATCGAGAAGTCGATCGAGCTCGTCATCAAAGCGAAGATCTGTCACATCCCTACAGAGCGCGGATGCCTTCTCTGGATCGGATATATCACCCGCAGCGGCTACGGCGTGCTCGCTATCGGAAAACGAACAGAGCAAAAAGGGCGAGCCCATGTTGTGAGTTGGATGCTACAGCAAGGACCCGTCCCATCAGGGCTCTGTGTACTGCACCGTTGCGACGTTCGGGCGTGTGTGAATCCGGATCATCTATTCCTCGGAACGCGTACTGACAACGTGCACGACATGATCCAAAAGGGCAGGAACACAAGCGGTAAGCGAAGTGAGAAGAGGAAACTGACGGACCGGCAAGCGGAGGAAATCCGGCAATCGGATCTACCCACGCGAGAAATCGCACGTCATTTCGGACTTGCGCCCAAGACGATTCGGTTCATTCGGCTTGGGCTGACCTACAAGCAAGCTGCCTTGACCGGGATAGAGGATCATGGTCACAGATAGCGCTTATGGCACTCGCGACTCCACTTACGCTCTCGCCGGACCGGATGTCGACCTCGCCGCAGCACGGCGGCTCGAGCAAGCGGGGTCCGCACCGTCTTGCGTCGACGGCGTGCGAGCGTCTCTGGACGTTGCGCACGGTCTACGGGCTGATCACGAAGTACGACCCGCCGAACCGACTTCAGGGCACGCTGATCCACACCTGCCTCGCGTATCACTACGCGTCGCTGATGGCGAAGCCGCCGGACTGGTTCCACAAGAAGTCGCTCTCGGACGCGCTCGAGGACGACGGCGAGGGACATCCGGAGCTCGTCCGCGTTGCGAAGGAAGTCTACGAGGCGTTCAAGCATCGCTTCGCGGGCGATACGTGGAAGCCGGTCTTCGTCGAGGAGGAGTTCGAGGCGACGATCGGCGAGCTCGATCCGGGCGGCCCGGACTCGACGCTCGACTCCGAGATCGTGACGTGCAGAACGGATCTCGTGATCGAGTCGAATGGCGATCTCTGGATCGTCGATCACAAGTCGACGGGCGGGGGCTACGGGGGCAAGGACCGGCTCGATCCGTGGAAGGACGACGGAGAGTGGAAGATGAACTGGCAGGTGCTCATGAACCTGCACATCCTTCGTGCGCCGTCCAATGTGAAGAAGCTCGGCGGACGAATGATCCGCGGGTTCGTCATTCAACGTGTGAAGCAGCGCCCGCCGTACGACTTCGATCGAAACTTGATCTCGGTCCCGGCGCTCGCCTATCAGGCGGTGCCACGCGCGGCGCGCGAATATGTTGCAAAGGAACGATCGATCATGGGGAAGATCGCGCGCGGCGAGACGCCGACGCCGAACTTCTCCTCGTGCTGGGGGCGGTACGGCAAGTGCGACTACCACGATCTCTGCGCATCCGGCACGAAGCAGGAGCAGCAGGCGATCATGAACAGCTCCTTCCGGAGCACGCACGATATGCACAAGCCGATCGCAGGAGCACCATCGACGATCGTGACCATTGGAGGAATGAGAAGTGGCGGAGGGAAGGGAGTCTGATGATGACGGGCTAGCGCAAGCACCGAAGACGAAGCAAAGACCGATCTTCCTCCTCATCGAGCGAGGGCGTCGCGGTCTTTTTTGGATGCTCGAGAACAGAACCGTGCATCGTTGCTTGGCCCGTGGTTGGGTGGCGGCCACGGATCAATCAGTCGTGCTCGCGCTCGCGAAAGTTGTCGTCGCGGCGTCCTTCAAGAAGGACGTCGAGATCGAGATCGAGGTGAGGGATGGCAAGCAATAACGGCGGGCGAAAAGGCTTCTTCGTTGTCTACGGCCCACCAGGCCGATGGAAGACGTCCGAGGCGTTGTGGGCGTTTCAAGACGCGCTCTACGTCGCGTCCGAAGAGAACCTCGATCAGTTCTACACGAACACGCGGCTCAAAGAGCCCGAAGCAAAGACGCTCGGCAAGAAGCCGCCGCTCAAGACCGTCGTCGTCGATCAATACAGCGTCAACGGTGCGCCCGTCCGCTTCGACAAAGACGGCGAGCCCGTCAAAGTCCCGCAGCGCGAGACGTTCGAGCAGGTCGTCATCGACGTGACGCGAGCGCTCTCGCAGGACAAGGAGGCCGGGCGGCCACCACGTTTCCGGAACGTCATCGTCGACGAGGGCTCCGTGTTCTGGGATCGCTTCCTCGTCGAGATCATCCGCGAGATGACCACGGGCCGCGACCTCGCCGGCAACGCCGTCGAGAAGAATCGACACGGGCCTGCGCACCACGGCGCTCTCCAAGTATGGACGCGCGAGGTGATCGACCGCTTCCGCACCATCCTCTCGATGGGCGCCAACCTCGTCATGGTCTGCCACGACACCGAGGGCGGCGACGGCAAGATGGGCGGACCGACGATGCCGAACCAGCGAACGTCGAAGATCATCGGCGCGGCAGCGCACCTCTCGCTCCTCTCGCAGCTCGAGGATGGAGGTGGCTCGCTCGACCTTAGCGCAGCGTCAGGGCCAAAGGGCCCAAGACACGTATGGAAGGTGCCGGTCGATCAGCACGCGAAGATCCGCGGCATCACGATCGATCGTCTCCACGAGCTCAGATACGAGCCACTCGAGGTCGTCATCAAGGAGTGCGGCTACTCGACGTAAGCAATCTCAACGCGCTCTCGCTGTCGGCTCCGAGCGGTGGTGGCGTGAAACGGTATCGGGCGTGTGTGCACACACAAAAGGAAAGGCAGGATAGCAAAGTGGGCTTTACGATCAGTTTCACAGGAGCCAAGGACTACACGCCGTACGAGGGCGGAGGCGATCTCTACCCGTTCGAGGGCAAGACGTTCGGCAAGATCCTCAAGATCGAAGAGGCGGTCGCGAAGGAGTCGAAGAACAACATGCTCGTCTTCACGATCGGGTGCGAAGAGCCCGAGGCGAAGGGCATGAAGGCGAAGAAGTGGGTGCCGGTCACCGGCCTGCGCTCGGATGGGAAGCCGAACGTGCTCGGTCTGCTCGACGTCGTCGGCTCCGTGTACTCGGAGACGATGTCCGATGAGGACTCGATCGCGAAGGCGCGCTCGCTCGAGGGACAGAACCTCGACTCGGCCGTCATCCAGTCGCAGCTCACGGGCAAGACGGTGTACTACGAGGTTCGGGCGCGCTCGTTCCAGCGCGATGACGGCTCCACTGCGTGGAACTCCGAGATCGCGAACTTCACGTACAAGGGCAAGTACACCGAGTCGAAGGGGCTCAACCAGCATCACCGGAACCTCCCGCCGCAGGTCGCGGGCGGCGCTCCGGCAGCCAGCGGCGGCCAGTCGGGCGGTCTGAACCTCGGTGGTGGACAGCCGGCGAACACGAACGCGAACGGCGCGCAGAACACGCAGCAGCCCCAGCAGTCGGCGCCGAAGACCGGCGCGCTCGGGATCCTGTAGTCCGGATTCGGATGGCTCAGGACCGGGTCGTGGGAGGCGCACTCACGACCCGGTCCCGTCTTTTCACGATCAGCGCCTCGAGTATCGCATGGATCTGCTCAACTTCACTACGCGCCCCAAGACCGCCGATGAAGCTCACGCACCCGCGATCGCTCTGGGTGCGAGATGCAAGGAGTGTCCGCTCTTTGGCTGCGGGCGCGGCCCCGTCATCGGAGAGCTCACACCGAACGCGCGACTGACCGTCATCGGTGAGGCGCCGGGGCGAAACGAAGTCGAGCAAGGAAGACCATTCTGCCTCGTACCGGAGACACTCGTTCTTTACGCAGATCTCACTTGGCGCCTCCTCGGCGATGCCAAGATCGGGGATGAGATCCTCACGATTGATGAGCATGCAACCTCTGCAACTTACGGCGTTACGAAGCGGAAGGGACGCCGCTGGAGAATTGCGCGCATTACAGGCGTCCACAAATCCGTGCGTCCGACCACCCGGGTCATGCTTGCGGATGGCGAGCTGATTGGAACGGACGATCATGGTGTGCTCTGCCGAAGGCGGAGTAACACAGCGGGCTGGAGCACGATTCAACAGCTCATACGCGCCAGGCGACCTGGTGGTCACGCCTCACGAATTGTCTGGATCGGACGACCATGGCAGCAGGACATGAGTTACGAAGCCGGCTGGCTATCTGGCTTCATCGACGGCGAAGGCCATCTCACAGGCTCGAAGCGGAACAAAACCAATAGGGCGAAGCTCATTGCCGGATTCTCGCAGAATGTCGGCCCGGTGCTGGCGCGTGCTGAGCGTGCGGTCTCCAGTCTCGGTTTCTCCCTTCGCGCGAAGGAGGAGTCTAGGAAGAACGGCGTCGTCTGCGCACGCCGGCACATTGCTGGTGGGTTCAATGCCTCTCTGAGGTTCCTTGGCGTCACACGGCCGACGCGGCTCTTGAACGATCTCGTCCGAATGCTCGGATCACGCCCACCAGAGGCGCGACTCAGCGAATCGGAAGTCCTGTCGAAGGATACACACGGCGCCAGAGAGGTCGTCGATATTCAGACTACGGCCGGAACATTTATCGCAAACGGCTTCGTGGTGCATAACTGTGGAGCAAGCGGAGTCGAGCTCGATCAATCACTCGCGCAGGGCGGTCTCGCGCGGAACGACTGCACGATCACGAACACAATTCTCTGCCAACCACCAGAGGACTTCGACGACTACCTCGAGAAGCTGACACGTGCTCACAAGAAGGCGTGCGAGGACGCCGAGAAACGCGGTCTTCCACCACCTGAACGAAAGATCTCGCCGCTCGAAGCCTGCGCGCCGCGTCTGCTCTACGAGATGAACGTCTCGGCGTCGAAGACCGTGCTCGCCGTCGGCGGCAAGGCTCTGCGCGCGATGGCGCATCACTATGGCGTCTCCTACGGGCTGAACGTCAGGAGCACCAGGGGCAACACCGTGCTCTCCACGATCAAGGGGCAGCACGGCTCACCGGCTGTCATGCCAGACGGAACGATCCTCGCCTCATCACTGCATCCTGCGTTCGCGATGCGGAACAATCGGCAGTACACGCAGGTCGTCCGCGACAACATCGCTCGGGCAGCGCATATCGCCAAGCGCGGAAACAAGATCGACTGGCACGAGCCGAACTTCGCCTACTTCGAGAAATGGCCCGAGGACGACGAGACCCGCGTACGGATTATCGAAGAGCACTCGGCGTGGTTCGTAGCGAACGCCGGCGTCGCGCGGCTCACCGTCGACATCGAGACCGATTCGATCGGCGTTCGGTGCCTCATCCGCGTCGTCGGCATGGGCATGACCGTTTCGTCTCTGATTGGACAACAAGAGCGCGTCATCTCTGCCCCGCTCCTGTGGCGCTCCGGCCGCGAGTTCTGGCGGAACCGGTCGCATCGAACGCGCGTCGAGGACGCCATTCGGCGCGCGATCGACACGTGCCACCTGACATTCCACAACGGGCTCTTCGACACCGGCGTTCTTCTCCGTCTCGGCCTCATGACCGACGTGTCGAAGATCTGGTTCGACACGATGGTCGGGCAAAAGAACACCGACTCCAACGACCTTCCACACGACCTTGGATTCTGCGCCCGACAATTCACCGAGGCGCCTCTCTGGAAGCACGACGTTGACCACAAAGCTGACGAGAACACCGAGAAGGACAGCGATCTACACCTCTACAACTCAAAAGACGTGCTGATCACAATGCGGATCCAGCCAATCATCGAGAACCGCATCGTCGAGTGCGGCAACGTGCCGCAGTTCCGCCTCGACTCGAACCTCGCGCCGATCGCGCGCGACATGGGGCGCCTCGGCCTCTTCATCGACGAGAAGGAGCGCGGCGACCTCTCCCTCAAGTTCAACAAGATCACCCGAGGGCTCACAGACAAGATCCGCACGATCGTCGCGCGCAACGACTTCAACCCGCGCTCGCCGCCGCAGGTGAAAGACTTCCTCTACGGGCAGAAGGGCTATGCGCCGCCGCTCAACACCGAAGGCTACGAATGGGAGCCCGGCGACGATGCTTCGTCATCGACGCCGTCACTGATGAAGCTCCTCGACTTCGGCGTCGACGACCAGGCCGAGCAGTTCATCAACGCCGAGCTCGAGTTCAGAGCGTGCGACAAGCTACGAGGGTCGTACATCGACAACCTCAAGGTCCACTACGACTGGACCGTGATGCACGACGAGACGATCACCTGGAAGGGTGACGTGAAGGCGATGCGCGCTTTCCTCGCGTGCCTCGGGCAGCTCGACCCCGTCATCATCGACAACGCCGAGATCCTACCGGCGCGTCCCGAGATCTCGTGGATGCCGGTGACGTGGAAAATTCATGTAATTCCAGGAGGCCGCTGGGTCTGCGAACCCACGATCCAGAACTGGCCATCGCGTGGATGGACCGTCGACGGCAAGCCTACGAACATGCGCAAGATGATCATCGCGCCCCCAGGGCACGTGATCGTCGGCGCCGACTACGAGCAGATCGAGCTCCGAATCTACGGCGTCGTCGCCGACGATCAGTACGTCCTGCGGTCCTTCAAGGAGACGCTCGTCGTGAACGGGAAGGATCACTCCGACCCGCACTGCCTCAACGCGGCGACGATCATGGCCGAGCACGAGAGCGACATCATGCCGCTCTACGGCGAGTTCATGCGGAAGCACTTCTACGGCACCAAGGACGAGAAGTCCGAGATGAAGTACATCCGCACGGTCGCAAAACGCGTGTGTTACTTGAAGAATTACGGCGGCGAGGAAGACAAGCTCTTCTCCGCGATGAGCTCCGAGCGCGACAAGGCGACCGGCAAGCGCGTCTTCCCGAACCTTCAGCCATCCCGCGTCGCCGAGTGGGAGGAGCGCTGGGAGAAGCGCCACCCCGAGACGAAGCGGTGGCACCGTCGCGTGCACGACTTCGTTCGGCGCAACGGCTACGCGATGACGCCGATCATGTCGCAGCGCAAGCGCTTCTTCGTTGGCGGGCCCAACAAGAAGAACGCGCCGCCCAACCACGAGATCCAAGGCGCGGCCGGCGAGATCAAGAACGAAGCGATCCTGCGGCTCCACGAGGAGATCCCGTTCGGCAAGTGGTCGCGCTACACGGGGCTCTGCATGGACATCCACGACTACCTCGCGGCGTTCGTGCCCGAAGAGCGTGCCGACGAGACGATCAAGATCTTCAACAAGTGCATGCGCACCGAGATGACGTGCGCCGACGGGTGGAAGATGCCGATCTTTGCTGAAGCCAAAGCCTCGAGAAACTTGGCGGACAACGCATGAGTGCCCGGGTCGTGAAGATGGACGAGACCGCTCGTCGGATTCCTGATCTCAGGAACGACGAGAGGATCCTCGCCTTCTGCGGTGACGGGTACTTCGTCGTCGGACGCTACGTGCGGCCTGATCTGAAGTCCGTCGATCTCGCGCAACTCATCGCCGACGGACTCAACGACGCACGGTGCACGATTACGCCGCCGAGCATCTTCACCCATCAAGAGGAGGAGACGGATGGATAATTTCAAGTCGCTTTGGCGTAAGGGCTCATGCATCGGCATCGACTACTTGGACCCCAACGACGGCGCATTCACGTTCAATGTGAGCCTCGATGAAGACGCAGAGCGCGTATTCGATCAGCTCAAGTCGCTTGTCGAAACTGGATACGCAAACCACGGGCTGCCGAATCGGGGAGAAGAGGACTCAGAATGAACCGCACCGCACTCATCGACGTCGACGGCGTACTCGCCGCCTTCACGCCGCACACGCTCACTTGCGTCGGCGGACGGGTGAAGCCGAGCGAGATCGTCACCTGGGAGATCCGCGACTATCTCGATGAAAAGGAAAAAGCCGAGCTCAAGAAGCTCTGGCACGACCCGGACTGGTGGCTCGCGATCCCCGTTCTCGATGGCGCGCGTGAGGGCGTCGAGCACCTGCGCGAGATCGGCTACGAGGTCGTCGCAATCACCGCACCATTCCACTCCTGCAAGGACTGGGAGGGCGTCCGTCGTGCGTGGCTCAAGAAGCACTTCGACATCTCGCACGACCACATGATGTCCGTGCCCGGCAATAAGAAGGCGCGTGTCCACGGCGACCTACTCATCGACGACAAGCTCGAGACGGTCGAAGCCTGGGCGCACCGCTGGACGAGCGCGGCGAACGCATACGAGCGCGCCTTTCTGTTCGACGCTTCGTACAACCAAACACCGAACGGCAGCGCCACGAAGTTGCTTCGGCTCATGAGCTGGCCGTCGATTCGGAATCACGTCAAAGAGGAGAGCAATCGATGATGAATCTCAAGTCATGGTTCGAGCGCGGTGCGCTGCGCTGCACATCGAAGGAAGACGCCACCAAGTGGTTCGAGCACGAGATCGGCCTCGTGATGGCAGCGACCGGCGTCGAACGCGATCACGCCGAAGCGGTGATCAAGGAGCATCTCGGCTACGCGAGCGGGTACTACTCGCTCGAGGTCGCCAAGCGCATCTACGAGTTCTGGGGCGCCGAGCACCCGTTCTTCGGCACGCCCGAAGAGCGCTCGAAGTACACCGCCGAGGAGCTCCTCGAGATCGGGATGGCGGTCGGGCAGATCGTCTCCGGCAATGTCGAGGCGGAGGGCTGATGCAATTTGTTCTCGAGCAACCGAAGGAGTTCAATCCTTCGTACATCCACGAGATCACGCAGTCGTACCATAGCGAGTTCTCGCTCGCGGTCTCCGAGCTCGCAAAGGTTCTCGACGAAGAGATCCTCGTACCGCTCGTGCTCCCCGATGAGAAGTACGAAAAGATCAAGAGCGCGGTCAACGCGGCAGTGCAAGCCGCAAGCATTGCCGACCACAAGATCGAGCTGATTCGGACGATGGTCCACGGGATCGCTGAGAGCCTCTACGGCGGCTCGAAGGGACTGAGAGGCTACTGATGAACCGCGAGGCAACACTCAAGCTCACGGCAAAAGACAAGAAGGCTGCGAAGGCTGCGATTCTCGATAGCCGAAAAGGGGCCGTCCGCCGCGACGGAAGTCTCTGAATGGTGCTCGCTGTGGTGCGGTCGCACTACGGAAACGATCCGAAGAACATTCGGGACCGCGAGATGATTTACCGCGCGAGCAACGCGATTGCGGGCTGGCTCGGCTTGGCGTCATGGATGGACATCGTAGTCATGCAGAACGCAGAGAACGTCGGAGATCTGCGAACGATCTTGAGACAGGCGAAATAGGGAGACTTCGATGAAGGGTCACGCCGTGCTCACTTCGAGCGAGAAAATGGACTGGGCGACGCCGTCGTGGCTCTTCAGTCTTCTCCATCTCGAGTTTTCCTTCGATCTCGACGCGGCGGCGTCGCCCGAAAACGCGAAGTGCTCGCTCTTTTGGACCGAGAAAGACGACGCGCTCGTGCAGCCGTGGCTCGGTCCATCGAACCTGAGCGCTGGCGATATACTCAGTGTATTTGTGAATCCTCCATATGGACGTGGCATCGGCGCGTGGATGGCAAAAGCCAAAGCCGAAGTTCGCGCGCATCCGGGCGTCGTCATCATGCTCGTGCCGGCGCGGCCCGACACTCAATGGTGGTTTTCACATGTCGTCGACGGCGCCACCGAGGTCCGGCTCATCAAGGGCCGCATTCAATTCGAGGGCGCCGAGAGCGGGGCGACGTTCCCGAGCGCAGTCGTAATCTACACACCGAACCCACCGCCCGACGGTCCGCGAATGCGACCGTGGGACGCAAAAGCAGAAGCAGAAAAGAGAGGGATGACCATGGCGAAACGAAAGACCGTGAGCACCAAGAAGTCGAAGACCGATCCCGTGTCGATCAACGAAGGCGAAGGCGTTGTTCTGACCGACGAGACCGATATCGAACAGGACCGTGAAGCCATCGCGACGGCGGACGACCCGTTCGGCTTCGGCGCACCAGTGACGGCTGCGCCTGCGAGCAACGGGGCCGGCAACGGTCACGCGCCGCCCGCGCACGTCGGCAACGTCGGCACGAACCTCATGGGGACACCGCTCGGTCTCGGCGTTGGCTTCACGCCGAGCGTCGGCGGGATTCAAACATCGGCTGCGCCCGCGAAGATCGAGCCTTTCAATTCGATGAAGGCGAACCTGAAGGGGCTCCACGGTGATGTAGCCCTGGCGCCGCTCATGGCGGTCTGCGGTGGGAATCGTCGCGGCAAGACAGCGACGCGCGTCGCCTTCGAGATGGGAATCACCGGCAAGGCGCCCGGCTGCGTTCACGCGCAGGACTACATGGAGTACGCGCCCGAGGGCGCCGATGAGATCTCCTCGATGCTGATCTCGACGACAGGGTCGGCGCACTACGAGGTGAAGGACGGCAAGAAGCCGCCCGAGAAGCCCGAATACTTTGGCGCACTCAAGGTGCTCGACGGGCAGGAAGCCCGAGACCGAGCGCTTCCTGCGACGACGATGAAGAACTTCCTCGTCGGCGACGTGAAGGCACGGCGCGCGATCTTTCAGCGCTTCGGCCACGGTGTCACCGCGCATCAAGCAGGCGTGCCGATGCCGAAGGGGCTCAACTCCGATCAGACGATCTTCTGGCGCACGACGATCGAAGAAGTCGCGGCGAAGACGAGCGACGCCTCCGAGATCCTCTCCGAGATGAACCGCGTGATGGCGTCCAAGAAGCTCGCGCTCGGGAAGGAAGCAAACGCGGCGGACAAGCAGCTCAAGGAAGCGCAGACGAAGCTCGCCGAGGCCGCTGCCGGTGCCGAGCTCATCCCGCAGCTCGAGGAGCAATTCAAGGCGGCGGTTGCGTACGAGAACCTCGAGAGCACACGCCGGCAGCTCCAGCTTTCCGAGCAGGAGTACGCCGGCCTCGAGACGCAGGCGAACGAGTTTCTCCGCCAGGATAGCGAGATCGTGCAGTGGGGCGAGAAATTCACCCAGCTCGATCAGGTCATGAACGGCGCGATCGCCGACGCGAACGTCGAGCGCCAGAAGTTCGTCGACGAGGCCGCGCTTCTCGCACCAAGACTGAAGCGGATCCAAGCGCTCGACGACATCTTTGCGGCGATGATCCAAGCGAGCGCGACGACGTTCCCGATCCTCGACGTCGAGATCGACCCCGTCGCGTGTCGAAACAAGCTCGCCGCCATCATCCAAGAACGCGGACCGGCACATGAGCAGCTCCAGGCGCGTATTCGGACGATCGACCAGAACATTGCGCAGACGAAGGACCGCCTCACGCAGGAGAAGTCGTCCTACGACCGCGCGAAGGGGAGTCACGACACGAAGCGCGGCATCCTGAAAGGATCGGCGGCCACGACACAGGCTCGAATCCAAGCGCTCCAGCAGGTGCTCGCATCGGCGCCAGCGGCGATCTCGGAGTCGAGCGCGAGCATCAAGGCGAAGATCGACACGCTCCGCGAGACCGAGAACATGCGCACGATGACGGCGCAGCTCGAGACCACGATCCGCGAGAAGCGGAACGAGCAAGCAATCGCCAAGGTGCTCGAGAAGGAGGCCGAGACGCTCCTCCAAAACTTGCTCCAGCAGGTCGCGGTCGGCGCCGAGACGGCGGTCAACAAGTATATGCCGGTCGGCTTCACGGCGAAGCTCGATCTCTCGGGCGGCGGTTGCGAGTGGCGATCGATCGGCGCCGACAACCGGCCCCACAACCGGCACACGATGTGCGGCGCTGAGAAAGCAAGCCTTCTCGTCGCGCTCGCGCTCGCGTGGACTGAGGGCGCCCCGGCGCGATTCCTCACCCTCGACGACGAGGACTTGGGGCCGTTTCACTCGAGTCCTGAGAACCTCCAGACGCTCCTCGCGAAGATCAAGGAGGCCGTCGACACCGGCGCGCTCACGCAGGCGATGGTCTGCGGCGTGCGCAAGGACGAAGTCCCAGCCGGCTGGCTCGTGATCGAGAGGTAGCTGTGGAGTACGAGGTCACGCTCATGAAAGTTGGTCACCGAGGCTACACGGGCGACTTCATCACGCAGGAGGCGATCGAATCGGCGCAGAAACGCTTCGAGAAAAAGCCGCTCGCGGGGATCAAGAAAACCTGGATCGACGGCGACGAGCTCAAAGCGATCATCGCTGAGCCGATCGAGCTGGAGCTCCCAGCACCGTTTGGGACGAGGTAAACGTGCCGAAGGCAAGAAAGAATGTCCCGGCGGTGAGCACGAGCCGGACTGTGAAATCATCATCGCTCGGGGATGACCCAACGGTGACGCGTCGAAAGGCGACGGCACGAAACACAGCGATCGACCTCGTCGTCCGCAACAAGGTCTGTAACTGCGACGCCGCGCAGGGGAAGCACAGCAAGGATTGCGACTTGGTTCAACCAGACAAGTCATTGCCGAGAGGCCAGAGCGTCATGATCCAAACCATCATCCACCACGTGCAGCCACAGCATGGCGACGTGGTGATCCTGGCGATCGAGGACGCCGTGCCCGAGCGGCAGCTCCGTCTCTTCCGTCGAAGTCTCTACGCGCTCTCGCAGGATCACTTCAAAGAGACCGGGGCCAAGATCCAGTACCTCGTCGTGAACAGCAAGATGACCGTGCACCATCTGACGAAAGAACAGCGGCTCGAGCTTCTGCACGAGAACCAGGTCGTGCTCGACAAGGACGGGAGCCTCATCGAGACGATCCGCGCAATCGGCGAGGACGAGGGATGAGCGAAACCACGTGGAATGAACGAAAGGCAAAGAAGGAACCGAAGCGAAAGCCCGGAGCCGAAATCGAAAAGGCGAAATCCAAAGTCGAGCAGCTTCAAGAGACCGCGTACTCGAAGGATGAAAAACAGATCATAGAGTCGAAGCGCAGTCGGCTCGCGGTGATCCAATAGGAGGGATGACATCTTGGCCAAGTCGATAGCCGACAAGTTGAAGGATGCAGGGGTGGACGCAAGCCGAGGGACGATCACGTACGTCGACCCGGAGGCGCTCACGATCATTACGGACAAGACGCACGTGCTCTACGATCCTCGCGCCGAGGACCCGCTCGACGAAGCGCTCGTCCTCGACATCATGGAGCGCGGCGTGCTCCAGCCGATCGTCTGCCGCGACAACGGCGTCTCGGGTGGCAAGCTCATCGTTCAGGTCATCGCTGGACGCCGGCGCACGCGACACCTGATCGAGGCGAACACGCGTCGTGGCAAGGGCACCGAGGCGGCGAAGATCCCGGTGACGTTCGTCCACGGCGACGACGCCGACATGCTCCTCATCGCGATCGCCGAGAACGCGCACCGAAAGAACGAGTCGGTGAAGTCGCTCGCGTGGAAGGTGCGCGCCGTGAACAAGCTCGGGCGCTCGAACGAGGAGATCGCCAAGGCGTGCGGCATGAGCCCGAAGCGCATCGCAAGTCTCCTGCGCTTCCTCAACCTGTCGGCGGCGGCGCAGAAGGCGATCGATTCCGGTGAAGTGCCCATCGGTTCGATCGACGCACTCGCCGAAGTCCCGCGCGAAGAGCAAGAGGCCGTTCTCGTCAAGCTCAAAGAGAACAGCGCGACCAAGAACCACGAGGTGAAAGACGTCGTGAAGGCCCAGCAGAACGGGCACGACTACACCCCGCCGGAGCGCAAGAAGACCTGGGGGCGCCGCGAGCTCAAGCTCCTCAAGGAAGAGCTCGAGTTCTACGACAAGCGTGGGAAGGAAGTGCAGGTCGCGATCGGGCTCATAGACTTCATCATGAACGGCGACACGAAGGCGCTCGCCGACTTCGACGTCCTGAAGCTAGCGATCACCTCGGTGAAGCGGAAGCTCTCGCGCCAGCTCTCGAAGGAGGAAGCTCGATCGTGAAGCCCGTTCCCACAGACGACTTCGAGACGCGGCTTGCTTCGACGCCGACAATGCTCATTCGGGTCGCGCTCGACCCGAAGACCCCGAAGCATCTTCGCCTTGAAGGCGAGCGCGCCGAGTTCGCGAAAAAGCTCCTTGCCTGGCGCGAGCAGATCTTCGGAGAGCAAGCTCGGTGTCCCAACTGCGGAGAGGTGCTCACCAAACACAAATGCAAGCTGACTTGCAAAACTGAAGGCTGCGGCTTTTTTCTGAGTTGCGGTGATTTTGAATAGAGGGATGACATGACAAGGATCGATGTTCTGGATCATGGCTACGTCGAACTATTCATGGAGAAGAAAACATGACGCTCACACCTGGACAGCTCCAAGAAGAACAACGCCCGTGGGTTGAATGGAATTTTGGCCCAGGGCAGCCGCATCAACCGCTCCTCGGCATGATCGAGGAGCTCGGCGAGCTAGGAAGGGCCATCGACCGAGAGGACACCGAGGACATCCGTGACAGCCTGGCCGACTTCGTCGTGTTCTGCGCCGACTACTGCACGAAACGCGGCTGGGACTACGAATCGATCTTCCCGAAAGTGGCCGCCGTACCCGCAGACAAGCCAATAGACTGGCTCGGGGACATCTTCATCGCGATGGGCGCGGTCGCCCACCATCAACTCAAGACCGAACAAGGGATCCGCGGATCGGCCGAGCAGCACGCCGAAAAGGCACAACAGGACTTGCTGTGCGTGCTCACCGATCTCGAATCGATCGCCAAGCACTTCGGCTGGACGCTCATGGAGATCACCGAACCGGTCTGGGCGAAGGTGAAGCTCCGCGACTTCAAGAAAAACTCCGTCACCGGCGGCGAGGTGCAGCCGTGAGCAAGCAGGTGAAGGCGACCGCTCGCGTTCGCGTCATGCTGGAGATCGCGACCGGCGATCACTGGGGTAGCGACTGCGGGCTCGAACAGGTCATGAAGCAGGGGAAGGACTCTGCGCTCGGAGCGCTGCGCAATCTGATCGAGCGGAAGGCGCCGGCATCCGATGCCGAGGTCGCGCAGCGGCATCACACGTTCAAGCTCGTGGGCGAGCCAGAGGTGATCGCCGTGCTCGTAGAGGAGGACCGGCGATGAGCGACGGGAAGTCTGCTGCTCGTGAAGCTGAGCACGATGCGACACGCGTCGAAGAAGCCGCTGCAAAGCTCGCGTTCGAGCTCCGCCGCGTGAAGAACGGCGTCTTCGGCGTACCGCAATCGGCCGTCGACATCGCGAACGAAGAGCTCGAGCTCGCCGGCCTCGATGTTCGGTTGGAGAAGAGGAAATGAAATTGCTTGACGTCGAGGTCATCCGGCCTGGGACGGTCGTCCGGCATCAGAAGCGCGGCACGCGCTACGAGATCGTGACGATTGGTAAGCTCGAGGCGACGCTCATTGAGCACGTCGTGTACCGGAACCTCGCCGACAGCGTTGTATGGATTCGGCCTCTCGTCGAGTTCATGGGCAACAACGAAGACGGCGTGCCGCGTTTCGTCGTGGAGGGGTCATGAAGGTTCTGTGTGAAGTCGACTACTGCGAGATCGAGAATGAGCAGGGGCGTGAGGTCCCGTGCGTCAAGGTGACGTGCGGGCGCTGCGGGCATCAGACTGAATCGTTCGGCCAGCACGAAGGCAGCATCAAACGCTGTATGATCCTCCTCAAGGAGGAGTGCCCGAATGGCGAACGGAACTTCTACGACGAAGGGAACGTCACGAACACGACGGGGAGCTGGGATCAAGCAAACGGCGGCCTCGCCGCGCCCACCGGCCTCTCGGGTCAGGCTGTCGCCCCTGGACTTTTCGGTTCTCCTCAACCGGCTGGTCTCACTCCACCTGGAGGCGGCGGACACAGCGCTCCGTCTTCTCCGCGCAAGTTCTCCGCTCCTGGGTCGCGGTCGGGACCAAAGCCCGGCCCCGTTCACGGAGGCCGAGCGCCCGCAAACGCGCCGACGCAAAGCCAAGCGACCATCACGACCGGCTCGGTCCCGCGGCTGATCTCCGAGAACGACTTCTGCATCATCAAGTGCGCGACGACGGGGCTCTCGACCGAGAAGGATCAGATCGTCCAGATCGGCCTCTGCCAGGTCGACAAAGGGCGCGCTCGCTGGCGCGTCTCGGTGAACGTGAAGCCGTCCATCCCGATCCCTGAGAAGGCGTCGTCCATCCACGGGCTCACCGCCGAGAAGCTCCACTTCGCGTCGAGCTTCAGCGAGATCGCACTCGAGCTCATCGAGTTCATCGGCAAGCGCGTCCTCGTCGGCTACAACATCGGCAAGTTCGACGTTCCGATCTTGACACGGCAGCTCGGCGAGACGCTCGGGCCCGTCGACGACGTCGACTTCCTCGATGTCCTCCTCTTCGAGCGCAAATATGCGCAGGAGAGCTTCGCGGTGAACGAGAAGCAGCGCCACGGGCTCGAGGACGCCGTCCGCCGCTGGGGACTCGGCGATCGTCTATCGGTCACCCACGACGCGCTCAACGACGCGAAGGTCGTATGGGCGGTCTTCGTCGAGCTCTGCGCTCGGTATCCGGAGCTCGGTCAAGCGTCGCTCGCCGACGCATACGAGATCCTGAAGGCTGAGGGCACGCTCACCGCCATGGGCCTACGGACGGCGGCAAAGTTCGCTCATCTTCGAGGCTGACCGGCGGATGACTCGAGACTCGAGCAGGATTAGGAAGGAAGACCCTCATGGTCATTGATCAGCCGCTCTTCGCGCACAAGCACCACGCGCCAGCTCGAAAACGGCTCCCGCCGGAGCGCGCCGGGATCGTCCACAAGTTCGCGGTCGGCAGCTTCGAGGGCTACATCCGCTGCGGGCTCTACGAAGACGGCACGCTCGGCGAGGTCTTCATCAAGATGTCGAAGGCGGGCTCGACGCTCTCGGGCATGATGGACGGCTTCGCGACGACGCTCTCGGTCGCGCTCCAGTACGGCGTTCCGCTCGAGGTCTTCGCCGACAAGTTCATCGGCACGCGCTTCGAGCCGTTCGGCTTCACCGGTTACAAGCCGATCCCCGAGGCATCAAGCCTGCTCGATTACATCTTTCGATATCTGCTCTCGAAGTTCGGCAAGCCAACAAACGGGAACGGGGGCGACCATGGAAGCAAAACCAAGACACCGTAAGCTCGACGAGATCGCGCAGATGCTCAAGGCCGCCGCGCTCCACTATGGCAGCGTTGTCCTCACGAGCACGGGGCCGACGCTCGAAGAGGCCGAGAAGAAGCTCAAACTCACGGCGCTCGCGTTCTATCAAGCATCGAGGAACGAGGAAGAGGACAGGGCGATCTCGGTGTTGATCGCGCTCGAACAAGGTGACGAGCCATCGGACAATGAGCTCGACAAACAACGGAAATCGCACAAAGGAATACTCGGGTTCGCGGAAGACGACAACGAGCTTCACCGCTGGTGAAGCAAGAAGGAGACGCACAATGGTCAACCCAGGCAAGAAGTACAGCGAGACGTACGTCCTATCGGAACTAAAGGGACGCGAGATCCTCATCATCCGGTCCGATGACGAATATAGCCAAAAGGCGATGGTCGCGCTCGATGCGAAGATGCGCTCCGAGAACCCGGAGTGGACCGGCACGCTGCTCGTCCTTCGCACGGATCAAGCGATCGAGAAGATGCCCGAGCCGATGGCCTTCGCGCTCTACAAGGCGCTCGAGAAGTGCTTCAAGGCCGTCGTGTGCACGACGTGCAGGTCGCCGACTTGCGAAGGCACGCACATGATGAACGAAACAGTCCTCGTCGATCCGAACGGAAAGCCGCTCTCATGAAGACCGGCCATGTTGTTTGGGTCGAGGGCTTGATCGGCTCCGGCAAAACGACCGTCTCGGACCAGCTCGGCGATCTCCTCAAAGCTCACGTGCACCACGAGCCGGTCGACGACAATCCATTCCTCGCGGACTTCTACAAGGACCCGAAGGCTTGGGCCTTCGTGATGCAGTTCTTCTTGATGTCACGTCGATACCGGATGCAGAAGCTCGCGGTGGCCGAGTCGCTGAACGGTCGGAGTGCTATCCTCGATCGTGGCCTGCCTGGAGACCGCGTCTTCGCGCGGCTGCACACCCGAACCGGCAACATCGACGAGCGCTCCTGGAAGGTCTACGAAGAGCACTTCGATCTGATGATGTCCGATCTTCGGCCGCCGAGCTTGCTTGTCTTCCTCGACGTCGAGCCCGAGACCGCGTACGAGCGCATGAAGAGACGCGCCCGCGGCGCCGAGGTCGGCGTGCCGATCGAGTACCTGCGGGACCTCCGCGCCGGCTATTACGATCTTCTCGAGGAGATCGAGCACGGCAACCACGCCTGGTCGAAGGGAATTTCGGTCATGCGCGTTCCGTGGAACGTCGATTTTCAAGACCCGGCCGTTCTTGCCGATCGGATCGTCAAACGACTCGAAGCGACCTAGCGATATGGGAATCAAGGGACGAACGCCAGAAGAGCGTTGGAGAACATTGAACCCTGAAGCATCGTACTTCGACGGTCGATGTGAAGTCGTCGTCTCGTACAACTACGTGCATCGATGCAGGCACGGCGCAGTTGTGATGAACGCGCACGGCTTCGCGGTTTGCGAAGTGCACGCGAAGACACTTCGGCTTCGAGATGAAGGCATGCCCGAGAGGGCGCGTTTCGTCGTTGAGCAATTCGACGAGGAAGCAGCGCGCTTCAGATTCGGGCACCTCGCAGAGCCATCACCTCTTGCGCTCCTGGTGCGGGCGCTCGAAGCTCAGTGGGAGTTTTGAGAGGAGACGACATGGCGCGCCCGAGAGAAGATCCAGCCAAACGCTTTCATGCACATTCATTGAGCGGAAGCAATTTGTACCGCCGTCCAGACGGTGGACGCGCGTGCAAAAACTGCCAACGGATGGAAACGCGGAAGTACAGGGAGAAGAAAAATGCAGTGGCTTAGACGCAACCGGAAACCACTCGCGCTACTCGGCGCCGGCGCGGTCGCGATGGTGGTTCTCGTGACGATCATCTTGGTGAAGCGCGAGGATCGCGGCTTCATGATCCGCGAGTGTGTAAAGGGCCAATCGTCGAAGGGCTTCACCAAGTGGGGCTACAGCGATCTCCCCGTGCCCGTCGTGCTCGACGCTCTCGCTGCTGAATGGCTCAGTGTCACAGCGACCGCCGCAAAGAAATGGAACGACGCCGCCGGCAAGGCACTTCTCGGTGAGCCGAGAAGCGGTGACGCACATGACCGCTCGAAGTGCAGCGAGCCTGGGAAGCCCGGCGATCCGGTCATCCTGATCACGCGGCTCAACAGCGACGGCGCGGCGAGCGCGGCAGATGAGAAGCTCGGCGTCGTCGAAGCGCCGGGCCACGCGCATCTCTACTACGACTCGGCGTGCCGCATCCGCTGCGTCGAGATCGGGCTCCCCGGCCTCGCTGACAAGTCGAAGTGGGAGAAGATCACGACGCACGAGCTCGGTCATGCGCTCGGGCTCGATCATGATGACTTCGAGGACTCGATCATGTATTTCGGCGGGCGCGCGATGGGCTGGGGCCTGGACACGATCACCGAAGAGGACAAGAAGCTCTTGAGCTCTGCATATCGATGAAGCGGCGGGTCATCACAGGCTGGGTCGAGCACCTCCGACCCGACGGCACCACCGAGGTCGTCGAGAGCGAGTTCATCGTCGAGGACATCGAGGCGACGATCGCGTTCACGCGCATGCAGGAGTACCTCGCCTCGACGGCGCCGACCGTTATCACACCATTTATCAGGCACGAAGAGCATCTATTTATGTCATCTTAGCCGGCGTTCGGCCACCGCTTGACGTTTATGTCATAAGTTGTTATGACATAAGCATGCGTCGAACCAAGCTCCGCACGAACGCCACCGTCATCGCTTACCTCCGTGTCTCGACCGAAGAGCAACATCTCGGCCCTGAAGCCCAGCGCGCCGCAATCGAGGAATGGGCGGCGCGGTCTGGAAAGACCGTTGCCGAGGTCCACGCCGATCAGGGCGTCTCCGGCGCCGCGCCGCTCGACAAGCGTCCCGGCCTCGGGGCGGCGCTCGAGGCCGTCCGCCGAACGAAGGCGTCAGCGCTCGTCGTGGCAAAGCTCGACCGCCTCGCGCGCGACGCGACCCTCGCCGGGCTCCTCGACGCCGAGATCCGGCGCCTCGGGGCGAAGCTCGTTTCGGCCGACGGTGTGGGCCAGGCCGAGGGCGCCGAAGGCGAGCTCATCAAGGGCATCATGAACCAGTTCGCCGCCTACGAGCGGGCGCTCATCAAGGCGCGCACCAGTGCCGCGCTCCGCGCCAAGCGACGCCGAGGCGAGAACCCAGGACAAGTCCCCTACGGCTTCGTGCTCGCGGCCGACGGCGTACGCTTGATCGAGCTCGAGCGCGAGCAGGTGGTCATCCGCTACATCATCGAGCTGCGTGGCAGCGGGCTCAGCTTCCGCGCGATCGTTGATCGGCTGAACGCCGAGGGCGTGCCTGCACGCCCGAAGAACCGGAAGGGCGCCCCGCAGGGCGTCGGCGTGCCGGGTCGATGGCACCTGCCAGCGGTCTTTCACCTCGTCGCCGCTCAGCGCGCCGAGTCCTCGACACGAGCGGCGGCCACGGCGTAGGAGGGAACATGCTGACGACGTTCAGGCGCTCAGGCTCGATGTGGATCGAAGAAGAATCTGGCGAGCTGCTCACTGACGATGACTTCGCCGAGCTTATCGCGAAGCTCGGCGATACAATCAAAGTCCACATCTTTATCCCCGACGCAGACGTCGCCAATATCGAGCCAGATGTTGAAGCGCTCAGTGATGCGTTCACCGTCGACGGCGAAGAATAGCGCAGGCGTGCGTGCCACTTGACTCCGAGGCCGCAAATGGCACCATGGAGACGGCCACACGGCACGGAGACACCTCCCCGATCGCCACGGTCATTCCTTCTGCCGCTTGGCGGCCTGGAGACCCCCTCCAGGCCGCCAGGCGACGGTCTTGATATGTCACATTGACAGCGATCGAGACGTGCTCTATCAGGCGGCCCCCATGTCTCGTCGTCCGCCTCGTTCCGTCTTCACCTTCAAGCTCGGTCCACTCCATTGGTCGCCGTTCAACTACGACTACATCACGAACTACCGCCGCGTCTTCTGGCGCTTCTGGATCCGCGACGAACGCCGGCCACCTCCGCTCGCGCACGTCCCTGTCACATCAGGGCTCGACGCCGAGGAAGACTTCTAGTAGGAAAGAGCGTCTTCACCCGCGAGGAGGAATCGCAATGGCAGCCACGACCAATCCATCCCCGTCCGACCGCGCCGCTCGTGAGGGCAGCGCCGAAGTTCCGATCGAGCTCAATGGCTTCGCCGCGGTCCCAGCCGCAGCCGCGACGCTCGCTGGGCGCCTCATCCGTCGCCCTGGGCTCCTGCGTGGCCTGACCGCCAAGCTCGGATCGCAAGCGGCCGGCACGACCACCGTGCAGGTACATAAGAACGGCGTTTCGCAGGCGTCGGTCTCATTCGTGTTCGGCACGGACGCGAACGGCGTGGTGAAGTCGGGCGGTGTGAATCCGCCGGTGTCCGTCGGGTCAGGCGACACCATCGAGCTCGTCTCGTCAGCCGTCGGCACCACGCCCGTCGACCTCGGCGCGTACGCCGACATGGTCGAGACCTACGGTTCCTGATCTCACTGCTACGGCCTAACAACATCGATCGGGTTGCGTCGTGTGACGCCGTCAGGCAAGACTTGCCTTGGATGACGCCCGAAAAACTTCTCAAGATTCCACCGCCCATCGAGACGCCCGAGCAGGCGCTCCGGTGGGCTGAAGAGATGGTCGCTGCGTGCGAAAACGCGCGTCGTGCCTGCGACGCACCACTCGACGCGATGGCGAAGAACACCGTCCGCGAGCTGCGCCGCCGCGAGACGAAGTATCTCATCCACCACGGCAATGCGCTCGGCGTCGTCTCCACGCTTATGCGCGTGGGCCTGATCGAGATCGCAGCGTACAACGCGTTCGTGACACGCGTGCAAAAGACGCTCGTCGGCTCGACAGTCGCGTCGATCGGAGGCTGACGTGACAGAGGTGAACGCACCACTCGCGCAACCTACGCCCTACCACCTGGCGACCGCGATCAAGGATCCAGGCCACCTGAAACGCTGGCTCATCGAGAGCAAGCGCCAATGGGTCATGCTGAAGTCCGAAGACCTCGTCGACGCGCTGCCGTGGCCCGACGGTGTCGACATCCTGATGCAGGTAATCGAGGCGTACAGGCAGCACCGCGTCGGCGTCCCCGTCGACTACGCACCGTGTCCAAAACTGAAGGTTCACCAGAAGGGCCGCGTCTGCGAGCTCTGCTCGAACGCCGGCGAAGTGATCGTGCGCAGCAAGAGCGACCTGCTCGAGGTCGACGAGATGAAGGAGGCATGCGTATGGCTCATCAACCAGATCCTCGAGAAGGACAAGAGCTGGAATCCGTTCAAGTGAGCGACATGAACATCGACCTTCGTTCTCGGCTCTTCGAGCTCGGCGACACCGCTGCGCTGGCGTGGGCCGGCGAAGAGCTCGGCATCGAAGAGCCGCTCGCCAAGATGAGCGCGGAAGACAAAAAGGCGGCGCGCACGCTCGTCGAATGCACGCGCGACGATCGCAAGCTCGAACAGCTCGAAGCCATGAAGCAGCAGATCTTGAACCACAAGATCCGAATGGACCCGCCGCTCCTTTTGAACGCGCAGGAGCTCGAGGACATCAAGAGGTGTCGATGAGCCATTCAAGCGAACGAGCGGCGAACGGCCTCTACGAATGGACGCCCGGCAAGGGCGCATCGTTCAGGTGCGGCTCGTGCAAGCGAGTCTGGGCGATCACCCCGGACGAGTACAACAATCGGTGCGCACGCTGCGCCGACTGCGAGGTAATCGACATCGAGAAGCGCGTCGCTGAGCAGCGCGCTCGCGAGAACCTCGAGTACCGGATGAAGGCGCTCGACCGCGGGATCAAGGCGCTCGGCTACGACACCGTGATGACGAAGGAGCAACAGAAAGCGGCGATGACGATGGGGATCCTGGTCCTCGAAGAGGAAGGGATCGTCGACCCGAGCCTTCGCTGGGCGCAGTTGCTCTACGGCGCGCCCGTGCTTTACACACCGAAGAGGAACGTCGTGTTCAAGAACGTTGGAGGAACCTGATGCCCATGTACGAGTACAGGTGCCCGAACTGCGGGCTCGAGGAGAACCGCCTCGTCTCGATGGCCGAGCGCGACCAGCAGACGTGCGCGTGCGGCGTCGAGCACGCCCGGGTCGAAATTCCCTCCGGTCAGGTCTTGCGCGCCGACGCGCAATGGAAGGTCGGCGCGATCATGGGGAATGGCCAGAAGGTTGACGGTGCAGTCCTTGGGCGAACGAGGAAGCACCGAGGCTTCATGTAAGAAGGGAGATGTCATGCGGCGCATCCGGATCGGGCCGCACGAGCTCGACCCGAGCGAGTGCGACATTGTAGATGACATGAACATGCTTCGGGCGCTCTCCGAGATCGGGGCGCCCAAGCAGCTCGTACCGTGCAAAGGGCGCCTGGTTTTCTACGCCCGCAAAGTGGATGTCCAGGCAGCTCGTACTTTGCTATCGTTGACTGAGGATGAGCGCGCCGAACGCTACCGAGACCTCCTTGCCGCTGGCCCCGACGACTAAGCTCGAGGGACCTGCTCGCGGCGACCCACGCCTGCGGGCCGAGGCCGGCATCTACTACATGACCCACGAGACGCCGACGCTCGAGGAGATGTCGAAGGACCCGCGCTTCGCGAAGGTCACCCAGAAGACGCTCGAGCGCTGGTCCAAAGAGGATCAATGGGTCGAGCGGCGATCGGCCTTCTTCTCGGCGTGGAAGAGCCGGGCCAAGGAGCGCCTCGGGACCGAGCTCTGTCGCCTTCGCCAGCGCGACCTCGCCGATCTCGAGACGATTCGGTCGCTCGCGCTCGAGAAGCTCACCGACGAGATGGTGATGCCCAAGAGCTGGGAGGGCGTTGCCAAGATCCTGCTCGAGGCCACAGAGCACAGGGACCGTATCGCCACGGCGGTCGGTGCTGAGCTCATGCCCGGCCAGGGCGAGCAAAAGCAGCTCCGCCCCGAGGATGTCGGTGCCTCATCCGAGGAGCTCCAGCTTGCTGCCAAGGAGATCCTTCGCCACCGGCGCGACAGCATGCGTCTGACGATCGCCGGCGCACTGCGTATGCCCATCGAAGGCTCACAGCTCGACTCGACGGTCCCGACCCTGGGCGCGCCGGCGCCGGTCACACCGCCAGGCACACCAGGGCCGGCACCAGTCATAATCGAAGGGCGATATGTCACCCCGCCAGCACCAGCCTCGGAGCGCGTCCTTTCTATCGGGACGGGTGCGGAGCCCATTGACGGCGAGGAGCCCATCGAAGATGACAGAGCGGTCTTCGAGGACGACGAGGACGAAGAGACGTCGTGATCATCGCGCCGACAAATGATGGATGGGTGGTGCCCGAGGCGTTTCGACGCCTGACACCGAACCGTTACTCGAAGGCGTTTCAGGCCAGCCGCATTCAGCCCATCGAGCTCGTCGTCTACCACTACACCGCAGGCGGCTTCGATGGCTCGCTCCGATGGCTCACCTCGAAGGATTCCTCGGCGTCGGCGCACTTCATCATCAAGAAGAACGGCGAGCCGTGGCAGCTCGCGCCGCTCACCGATCGCACGTGGCACGCGGGCGGGCAGACCTCGAAGTGGCGCACGAAGGGCCAGGTGAACAACCGATCGATCGGCATCGAGATCGAGAACTGGGGCAAGCTCGCGCTCAAGGGCGACAAGCTCATCACGTACAAGGGCGTCGAGCACAAGGGGAACGCGATCGTCATGCCGAACGGCGATCAATGGGACGCGTACGCCGAGGAACAGCTCGTGACGCTCGAGGCGCTCACGAAGACGCTCGTCGCCGTGTTCCCGCAGCTCCGAGACGCCGGTGTAGTGTCCGGCCCGCCCGACGGCCGATTCACCGGCCACGAGAACGTGGACCCGACGCGCAAGACCGACCCCGGGCCAGCGTTCGCGTGGGACCGGATTCTCGCTGCCGCGAGGGCTGGGTAGAACTGAGAGTCCCAAAAAATCAAAAGCCCCGGACACCCTTTCGGGGCCGAGGCTTTCAAAGGTTGGGTCGAGGCAAGGTCGCCGCGCGGCACATCCTTGTCTTGGAGCTCGCCTGCTCGTTTGGCAGCTTGCGCTGCGACGAGCCACGTTGCCCCGAGCGCCGTCCCGCGCCCAACACCTTCCGAGTTCGTGCGCCGTGCGCCGCTTCCTCAGTTCAGACGCCGCTTACCGCTTCGCCCAGTGATCAGCCAGGCTGCGAGGGCCTTTCGGCCACTACGGAATCACGTTGGGTGTTCCTACGTGCGGGCGGGGTCATAACGCTGCTCGAGCACGGTGTCAAGGCACGGTCGTAACTTTCTCTCGTGCCTTCACGACCTCGATGCCGAGCCACACCGCGCCCAGCGTCGCGAGCACGGCCACAGGGACGACGAAGTACGGGCTAGCTGTCCAATGAGGTGGCTCGACCTTGCGGCCCGCCTCGCCCTTCCAGAAGTCCCTGTCGCGTTCGTAGGCGTCACGCTCGCGGGTGAGCTGCCGAACGTCGACCACCCGGAGCGCTTTCTCGTAGTCGAGCCTGATGCGCGCCAGCGAGCTCGTATGAGCGAGCTCGAGATCGAGGCGGTCGTCGCAGTGCTCGGCGTCCTGACCGAGCCTGATCGCAAGGACAGGTGTGAGGAGCTGGCCGCTGTACGGCGCCGCCTGGCCCTTGTTGATCGGCGTCGAGCACGCCGTCGGGTCGTTGGGGTCGCATTCCGCGAGCGCGAGCTCAGGAGCGATGGCGACGGCGAGCGCCAGCCCTAGCAAGAAAACCAGCGAGTTTGACCGGGTCGGCCTTGAGCTCCTCGGCTTCCTTCCGCTCGCTCTCGGCCATCGCGTGCTTCTCGGATTCATAGGCGCGCTCCACCTCTGCCTTCGCGGCCTCCGCCCCCTTCGCGGCGAGCCGGCGTTCGAGCTCGCCCTCGGCGCGAATGCCGGCGAGCTCGGCCTTGATCACCGCCCCTCTTGTGAGGCCGTCAGTTGGTTTCCGTCGCGACAGGACAGCGATGATCGTTGCGAGCACGACTGCAATCGCAAAGAGGACGAGCCATGTGTACCTTTTCAGAAACGATAGGACGACCATGGCTCACTTCGGCAGCGACAGCGACGACGACTTCTCAGCCACGCCCGCGCCGAGGAACTTCCTGAGCGCCTTCACCGTCCAATCGTAGGCCGAGTCGGTGACTGTCCCGAGCACGACGCCGAGCAAGAGTCTTTCGCCGACGCCGGCGCCGTCACGCGCGAGCCCGATCGGTAGAAAGAGCGCGAGCCACGCCCACGCGACAGGCGCGTAGTACGCGAGCACCTGGCCCCATCGGCTCTCGGCGATCTTGCGCGTCCCAGGACCGCGCTTGAACGCCTCCATCGCCGCGCCGCACGCGACGACGATGAGCCCGTTCTGCCATGTGACGAGCTGCTCTACCAATGGACCGAAATCGAAGCCTTCCATAAATTATATCCTTTATGTCATCCATCTCATCATGTTACATGGTCACCCTGTCACCCGTCGAAGAACGAGAACGTCAAAATTGTATATTCGATTGGCGGCGGGCTTGGCCACGCTTGAGAAGTTCCCAAGATACACCGTGATCGTGTTCACCCCACTCACGCTGGCTTGCACATTGAAGAGGCTGTCGAAGGCCGTCTGAGTATCCGGCAGAATGTAAACTAGGTGATCACCGATGTTGATCGCCGGCGAGGTCGCCGTCGTCAGCGTGATAGTCGTGAAGCCACCAGCGGGGATAGACCCCGCTGTCACCGTTCCGGAGATGAGGCCGAACTCTTCGTACAAGCCATTCTGGCCGATGCAATTTCGCGCGAGCTGGACGCCTAGGCCGGACATCTTGATCGCCTGATCACCGTTGAGCCCGCCGCGTAGCTCGAGCGTGTTGGCAACATAGTTCGAGAGAATTGCGTGTCGCTTCGCCGTCGATGCTGCAAGTCCGTTTAGATTTATCGTAGATCGATCTGCCGGCGCGTCGTCCTCGTCATCGTCGACGTGGATGACACCGGCCCTGGCGCGCAGTACAGGTGCTATGAGCTCGTGGAAAAACGCCGTTGTGCCGTTGAACAAAAATCGGGCTCCGCGCTCAGACCATCCAGCAGGACCAACTATATCGGTGAATGTTCCACCGGCGCCGACCTCTGGGTCCTTGCGGAAAACTGCGAATCCGTGACGGCCGAACTCAATGAGCAATGGACTATTGCCGGCGTTCGTCTGTGTCCAAAGATTGGTCGCGTTGGCGTAGAGCGCGTTCCAAACGAATTGAATCGCGTCAGCCCCTCCGAAGAGACCGACTTGGGCGCGATAAATCGCGAGCGGCCACGCTGAAGACGCGTCTCGATCTGAGTAAAGCATGAGCGTTTTTTCGCGCCCGGCCGCACCAGAATAAGCGGCACTGACACGCGGTTGATCGGCATCGGCGTCCGAACCAAGCAAAAACGAACCAAGTGAAATTTTGCCAACGAAGATCTGCGCCCAAGCCGCGAGCGCGCCACCGAGATTTCGCGTGTTCGTCGCGTCTGGATGTAAGTTACCTTGCATCGTGCGCGAACCATCCCGCACAAGAGCGACCTTCAGGCTTCTCTCGATCGACCGCCACCACCCATTCGGGCTGGTCTCGCCGATGATGTCTTGCACCTGGCGCTGGAGCCCGCGGATGGCTTTGTAAATCGAGGACGCGCCGTGGAGGGCGCGGTCACTGTTGCGATCGACTGCTGTGCCCCATTCCTCATCGACTGCGGCGTAGCTGTTCGCCGCGCGCCCCTCGAAGAGAAAATTCCGCTCATCGGTGATGACCATCGTCGCGCGGTCAACGGAGCCGATGCGCATCCACTCTGGACCAGGCTGCACGAGCTCGATCGCGATCTCCCAGTTCTCGCTCTTGCGCGTCGGCATGCTACGTGGCGTCTCGACAGGCGTCGGCGTGATTGGGTTCCAGACGAGGCGGCTCTGCACGACATCGTCCTTGAACGCGAATCGGACGAAGATTCCGTACAGCCCATTGGGGAAGGTCGTGATGTCGATTAATCGAGAGGCGTCACCACCAGAGAGGATGACGCCGAACTTGGCTGCGCCACGATCACGGAAGGCCATGATCGCAGCACCAGGCTGAATCGACGTTCCGCTCGGCACGTCCTTTTCGACAAGAACATTGGCGCCGCTCGGCACGGACATGCGAAAGCCACCGAGCACGAAGAACTTCGGATGCGTATTCGCTGCGGTGTCGAGGACGTCGTCGGTGCCGACGACGAGCGCCTCCATAATCTGATTGACGGCGTCTCGGTGACTGATCTCGGAGAGGAACTCAAAGTCAGGGTGATCGACGCGTTCGCCAACTTCCGTTCTGAGTAGCTGCTTGCCTGACATGATTGCTCTCCTACGTATTTCTGCCGATCAGGTGAGGGCCTGACGCATCGCGGAATAGTCGATCGAAATCGGGGATGACACCAGCTGCTGTCACGAGATCAACAACAGTCCGCACAAAACCGAAGTTGTCCGCCAAGTAGAACGGATAGTGCGAATAGTTAGACGGCAGAGACAACAACGTGTTCGATTCTTTCTCGTCGAGGAGCTGCGCCGACAATACCAGGCTTCGCGCCGCAGCCATGATCGGATACTCGCCCACTGGCGTGATTGGCAAATTGTTCCTGAGCGTGAGCGTTGCACCCGCAACGGTCCCGGCGTCAACGATCTCGCCCTTCACTGACGGGTCGACGGGGAAGTTCGGCACGATACGCCAATCCGCCTCAACGTCCGTGAACGCGAAGCCATTTGGGCGTGCGGGGACGCCGGCTGCGGTGTCGAGGACGACGATATGCGATCGCTGGATGAGCTGCTGCGCGTTCGAGCTCGTCCAGCCCGCAGCATGCAGCCGCGTGAGCTCTCGGCCTCCATAGGACCGCTGACCCGCGGGGAGGCGGATGACCTCGGTTCGGTTGTTCGGGTCGGTGACCGCCGTGTTCTCCGGCCCCTCAAAGACGATGACGTCGCCTCTGAAGGTCGGCATTCTATTGCCGCCAACGCCATCACCCGCACCAAGATTTACGACGTCGACGCATTCGATCGCGACGATGGACGCCGCGTCGAACGTGGGCGATATGGAGAGCAACCCAAAACCAGGAATCAAAGTGAAGTTGTCGAATACGTAAACACCGCCGACCTTGCCCCAGACGCGGATGGCCGGGTTCAATGGTTGCAAAAATCCTGGCGGTATCGGAAACGGCACAGCGATAACGCCGTACGTTCCGTCGGTCGGATCAGTTGAAATAGCACGAAGCCACTTTGGGTTCCCATTCAGGTTGGTCGGCGGCTCCTGGACATCTCGTCCCGTTACTGGGTCGATGATCTTCGAGATTGGATAGATACCGGCATTCGGCCCGGTGAGAATCTGAACGGAATGCCCACGAGCATCCGGCCATGTGAACGCGTTCTCGTTGTCGCGCCCCGTGAACCGGAACGGGTCCTCGAACGTGAATAATCCGCGCTTCAGCCTAGGCCCAGTGACGCTGACGTCGCCATCGCTCACGTACGTGTCGATCTCCCATTCGCCTTTTACGTTGCCGCCGCCAGAATTGAGCGCGCTCCAATCGAAGAGGCGCACGCGCTTCTTGACCGGTAGATCATCGTCACTCGACCGGAATGTGCCTGCCACATCGGTGACGTGCTCTGCCGCCGTCGTTTGGAAATTCGCGGGCCGCTCGTTCCAGAAGTCGCGCGGCGTGATAATGCCCCAGTCGACTTCCTTCAGGACCATCACTCCGAAGTTCCCCGTCGACTGCGCCCCGAAGGCGATCCTTCGATTCGCTGACGCCGAGAGTGAGGCGTACGGCACAGCTTGGACGACGTGCCCGCCAATGAGTAGGAGCGCCTGCTTGTCGGCAACCTTCACGATCTCGATGTTCTTCCACACCGTTGCGTTCGAGACAGGGGCGATGTCGACGTTCACCGGCGTGCCGATGTACGCGCCTGTCGAATCGATGAAGCCGATGTCTCGATCATCACCAACGCCGTCCCAGGTCATGCCGACCATGATGAGCTTTACGCCGTCCTCGATCTGAAAGGAGGCTTGCTTGCTGTTGTCCCCCGCCACTGGGAAGACCGCGGACGCACCGATGTTCATGTGCACGGCGAACGACGCGAGCGACGTGCGATCGATGCGCGCGAGGTGCTGGTAGAACATCGTGTCGGCTGCAACAGCACCACCACCAGAGTCCACGATCTGAAGATATTGCCCCTGCGTGTCCGTCACGAAGGTGACGTATGTCGCCTCGCTTGCTGCGAGCGTGCCCTGCGCGGTCCAGATCTGCGTCGACGGCCCGCCAGATCGCTCGATGTAGAACTCCTCGCTCGGGCGATAGTGACGAAAGTTCGACCGTCGGCGGACGATCTTCCATCCGACCTCGGTGAATGACTGCGTGACGACGATGTTCTCGGATCCGCGAAGAGGTCCGAGTGTGAGAGAGAAATCGCTGTTGCGTGCCTGGATCGTGCCCTGCGTTCCCTTGTACGGCCCGGTGGTGACGTAGAAGATGTCACCAGGCTTCACAGCCGTCGGAAAGCTCGCCGCAGGCCCCGTGACGGCTGCCGTCTGATTTGCGCCTGGCACGACTGTCGCCGTCGAGCCGAAGGCGATGAGCCGTTCGACACCTTCTGGAGCAAGACGCAGGCCCTCGACACGTCCAGGTGTTGGATCAGCAGCGAGCGTGAGCGTCGACGCCGTCGCCATCGCGCGGTTCTCGTCACCGTCGAGGAATGCCTTTCCAACGCTCTTGAGCTCGTTGTCGTCGCGCCGGCGAAAGAAGATCTCACACGGATGGTTGAGGCTTCCGAGCGTCAGATCCTCGAAAAGTTCCCAGTTTCCTGGCCCGAGAATCGCATCGAGCACGAGCTCGATCGCCAGAATCGTACCTCGCGGCGCGTATGCCATCGCGGCGATGAGTCGCCGGAAGATCTCGTCGTTTTGAAGCGCCGACGGGCGGCTGACGCCGATGTTTCGGCCGAGCGTCGAGAGCTCTTCACCGACAGCGCGCTCGACGATGAACGAGTTTCTATATTGGTCGATGCCGCTCGGCTTTAGGCTAAAGTCGATAACCTCTTCGAGCGGCTGAACAACGGCTTCGATGCCACGCGGGCCTTCGGTGAGGAAACCCGCATCCGTGACCGTATCCGTGACATCGATGCGTCCTGTTCCACCAGGAATGGCGTGGCGAAGCTCGACGGCATCCGTTGTCGTTCCCGGGAACGCACGAAGGTTCATGTCTGCGAGGTTCACGATGCCGTCGATGATCACGTCGCGAACCTGTGTCGCGGTCATCAGGTTAGTGATGTTGAGCGTGATGTTCTGAATGTCCGGAAATGCGGTCGCAGTCTTTTGGAACTCGAATGTCTTGACGTCACCCTGACCGTCATCGACGGAGAGCTTCGCGCCGTCAGCAATAAGGATTCCGGCGATCGCGACGATGCGCCCGTCACGACCGAGATGGCGCGAAGCACGAAGGCTGTCGAGTGTCGTGAGCGTCTTCGAGTCGTAGCGGTAGCGCGTCGGCCCGACAAACGCCTCGCTGACAGCCTCCCAATCGAGTGTATTTTCGACAGGGATCGTCGTCGGTGCGTCTTGCACGACCTCCCAACTCTGGGTCGTGAAGTTGGCGCCGAGTGGATGCGTGAGTGCGAGCCCGGTGATGTTCGGGCCGGCGAATGTGATGCCTGCGATCCTGGCGTGTCGGTTCACAAGATCGAAGAGCACGTCCCAACTCTCGTTCGTGAAGTCGCTACCGAGACCAGTACCGTCGAGTAAGATCTCAACGCTCGAGACGCGCTTGTTGATGAACGCAGTCTTTCCTGAAAGCGGGCCGGTTGTGATCTTGAATTTCCGCCCGGGCTGAACGCTTGCTGCGAAGGATCCTGCCGAAAGAACGACGCGCGTCCCCGACGAGAGACCCGATACTGTCGCGACGCCGGACTGAAGAATGTTTGTCCCCGGATCAGAGAGCATCCGAAAGCGAAGACCGATCACGATCGGGCCGGTGTTGGGGATCGGCGCCGAGAACGTGATGTTGAGGCCGCTATCAACACTCGAGGCGTTGTTGACGTCGGTCTGGATTCGATCTTCAACGTCGACAAGCGCGGTCGTGCGCGTCGAACGGAAGCCCGAAAGCGCTGTGAGCTCATCGCCGATGGAGGACGTCAGTCCTTCGAGCAGTCCGACCGTCATATATTCTTCCCTATTGCGGGAACCTCACTTGATCCAGCGAACGGTTACCAATCCGCATCCACGGCATCAGATAGCGTCTTAGCCGAAATGTGCCGCTGCGGAAATGTTGTGGAGTCACCGTTAGAATGGGGTCGGTCATTATGAGTGGATCACCTGAACCCGTGAGACGGCGCAACGTGAACGCATACGGGCCACCGACCGGAAGCGGTGGGATCACAATAGAGGCCGAACCGTCTTCAAAAGGAGTAACCGATCCGGAGCCTTCAATACCCGAATAGCAGTCTGGGTCTTCCTCAGTTCCAAGCGGACCGACATGCACGATATAAGTGCCGTCCGGGATCAAAACGCCGCCAACCAACGTGACACTGTAGCCGCCGTCGCGCTGCACGATAGATGGAGACACGCTTATCGGTGGAGGCGGCGGCGGAGCTGGCGCACAGAACGTAATCGTCCCGCGTGCGCGCTCAAAAAAGAGCGCCTCACTCGGTTCGACCGGTACTGCGATGTACTCGAGACTCGGCATCAGTCAACCGCGCCGTGTCTCTCCAAGAGGAACGCATCGACCGCGTCCCTCGCGTCTGCATCCGTATCGAAGTCGCGGTCCGCTGCCTTGTACGCGGGCGCGTTCGTCTTCCGAATGATGTAGCACCACAGACCAGCCGGCGCCTGCTCGACATCAGCGACCGCGCCACTCGAGTGCACCTTCTGATTCCCATTCCACGCCATAAAAACCTCGACCTAATTCGCTGGCTGTAGGGCGATGACGAAGAAGCACTCTTCGAGGTCGCCCATGGCCTGTCCTCGCTCTACGAAGAGCGGGCTGCTTGGTTCATCGGGGACTGAAAAGAAGACCATCGTTTACCTCACAAAGACGGCAACGCGTCTGAATCGTGCTTGAACAAGACGAGCTGCCCGACGTTCATACGCTTGAAGGCGTCCGCCGTGGACTCGAGCGTCAAGTTTGCTTGGAAGTTTGACCCATATCGTACGTCCGGCACGCGGCCGTGGTAGAGCCCTAGAATCGGGTCGAGCTGAAAGAGATCGATGGGCATGTTCGGGTTCCGTCCCGAAAGGCCGCCCGAAGTTCCGTAGCCGGTTGTCGCGGGCAGGCCCGCCGTAATGGAAGACGGAAAACAGATGATGGCGTCACGTGGTGTGTTGTCGATGGACCATCCCGCCGTCGACCCAGGGGCTTGAAGATTTTGGTATATTAGTGCGCTCGCCCCGAGTAAGGAGGTATGGCCCATATTTATAGTGCATGGATAGATCGAGATGCTCTCACCGCTCTCACCTTGCAATGATTTGATGTACGAGCCGAAGTTTCCACTTCCGTTGCGCGACGACGTCAAGATGACGTCGCCTTCACTGTTTCGCCAAAAGTGGCCCTTATGGTCAGCGGGCGCTGTGTACTCGGAGATCTGATGCGTACCGAGCGCGACGCCATTCGCCGGTAAGGCCGGCGGTGTTGCAGGCAGCACGGAGATCGCAAAGGGATTCGAGCTCGGCGCGACTGAGATAGTGACGCCTTCTGATGTCCCGGCCGACGTGACGACATCGATGAGCATCTCGACGTACGCGCCGCCTGGGAGCCAACCGGCAGGCGAACGCAGCACGATCCACGAGCGCGCTCCCGCCGCTTGGATGATGTTCGCGGGCGTCAACCAGCGGTCCCCTGCGCCAGCCGTCACTCCATCAGAGCTGCTAATGACGGGCCACGCACCTGCCGCACCGCTGCCGTCTGGCACGCGCACGCCGTCCTCGTAGAAGGCCGCGCCTGTCACGAAGAGCTTTCGATTCAAGACTATTCGCTGGTACTGGGCGAGTGAAGTCGCGGCGTCGATCGCGCTCGCTCCAGACGGAATGACGTTCGTGTCGACGTACCAAGTTTTGACAGGAATCATCGAAATTACTCCTCAATTAACTGATATTGATGTTCGCGATGGCGATCCGCGCGATCTGATCGTCGAGGATAGTGATATTGCCTGCCGGCGCTGTCAGATTCACGTCGTAGACTCCGTCGACTTCCATGATCCGCTCGATGAGCTCCGACCGGATGACATCTCCGGAGATCCCGAGATTGTTCACATAGTCCTGCACTGCTGTCTCTGCGGCGTCGACGACCGTATCGTGATCGAAGCCATCGAGGATGGTGAACACCGCCGTAATCGAAAACGAGACAACCTGCGGCGCGAGCACGCGAACGAGCACACCCGCAGCGCGAAAACCAGGGAAATTGAGCCGGTCTGCTGGGTCGCCGTCGACGACCTTCTGCACCACGGGGATGAGCCCAGTGAACGGCGTGTACGAAGCTCTGATTTCATCACCGGCAATGATCCCACCGAGTCCGGGAGCGGGGACGAAGAGAAGACCGCTCGCCGGGTTCACGTAATAATCGGTGCCCGAGATCAGCGCGTACGTCGTGACACCACGCTTGAGCGTCAGCGTGAAGCCTTGCGACATCGCGATCGGCTTCGAGTCGACGAACAGGAACTCTTCACCGCCGAGGGCCAGTGCGAGCACGATCTCGTTTACGATCGCCGTCCCGAACGTCGCCGCGGTCCCGGCGCCGTCATCGATATAGATGATGACGTTGCCGCGGTCGATCGGGTCCTCGAAGACGTGGCTGAAGACGACGCGTTTGCCGCTCACATCATCGGTGACGTTCAGGACCAGGAACTCGAGCGCCTCGACCGTGCAGCGCGAGAGCGAGGCGACGTAATCGAGGATCCGAGCACGAAATTCGTCATCGGTCTCGATCTCGCGCCCCTGTGAAAAGGCCGTAACGTTCGTGACTTCGGTGATGCCGGGTGGCTTCGACGAGAACGCAACAACCGCGCCCGTCCCGACATTGCCAGCCACTCCTGCTGTGTTCGCCGTAGCTGATACCGCAGACGAATCCCGCCCCACTCCGTGGCCTGCGATCTGCTGCGGCGACGTCGCCGTGATCTGCGTCTGCTCAGTCGTCGTAAACGAGACGCCGTCAGCGGTCTTCACCACCGTCCCAGCAGGGATCGTGATCGTCGTGAGCGTGTTCGAGGACCGCGAGAAGACGATCTGCCCAATGGCTTTGAGCGCACCAAGTCGGCGCAGCGTCCCTGGCTGAATCTCTTTGGCGCGGGCGTCGAGATCGTCGCCCGCAGCGCGTCGAAGGTCATACAGGTCGTTCAGTCGTGTGAGCTGAAAGTAAACGTCGTCGATCTCGCGCGCGAACGCCGCGAGGATCTGCTTCATCGCCGACGAGTCAATGAGATCCGTGAGATTAGTGCGCGCGATGACACGCGTCGCCATTCTTTGGAGGACCTGCTCTTGGCTAAGGAGCTGTAGCGTCGGCACGGCCTTTTCTCCCTACGAAATACCCGCCGACACAGTGATCGGTTCGTTCAGACCACGCACTGTCGCGTCGATCTCGACGTCGATGGTGTCAGGCGAAGCTGGCTCATTGAACCGTACAGCACCAACGTTTGCGATCCGCGGGTCGGCCGCGATCGCCTCTCTGAGCCTGAGTCTGACCACTTCATCCTCCACAGATGGGATCCCAATCCCAATGAGGCGCTTGTGCCCCAGGCGGCGGTATAACACATTCGACCCCTGCTCCGTGATCATGCGTGTGCGTATGGCCTGCTTGAGATTGTTGACGCCCTTTATCAGCTTGACGTCCGTCCCACCCGATGCGGGATCGAGGACGAGATCATACTGATCGCGCGTGCCCTCAACGGGATCGAGGCGAAGATCAACGCCGAGAACCCGCTCAGCAAGTGAGACCTCACGTGTCGCACCAAGAACGGCGGCGTTCGGACTCGCAAGCGGCGCACGAGCGCGCGAGGGGATCAAGATATGCCCGCCCGGTCGAACCGTCCGAGGCAACGGGCTCTCCGAGATGTACGGCGGAGCGAGATCATTGAGCGCGGCAATGAGACGCCAGTTTTTCGCGCCGCCGAGGAAGCGCGCTGCAAGGCTTTGAAGAGTGTCCGTCGAGCTGACAACGTACTCGATAGCGCTCGAGAACGCGGGCGCACGCGTCGCCCCGCGTGAAGCATCGGCGCGGATACGATCGCCAGGCATGGGCTTCGTTCCAAGTTTGCCGGTAGCGCGCAGCGTCTTGGGTGGGTTAGCTTCGGCATCGGCGAGCGCCGTGTCGCTCGTTGACGTACCGATCGTGCTCAATGAATTGAGCTTGGCAATTCTTTGCTGCGCGGGCGAAGCGAACACATCCTTGTGGGCGCCGAAATTAAGGAGGGCGTCCCCCAATTGCCGGAACGTATGCGTGATCGTATCTCGAAACTGATCGGGTAGCGCGATCATGCGCTCGATCGTCTCATCGAGTCCGCGAACGACATCAATGAGTGCCTGAAACGGCGCGGCGATAAAGTCGGCGACACCACTGATGAAGTCGACTGCGGCATTCAGGATTTCGCTGACCTTGTTGAGGAGTGAGATGACCCCGGTGACAAGTTGTTCGAGCTCCCGCACAAACTGTTGTACGTCCTCGATAACCGCGATAATCGAATCGACGGTGTTCTTGATGTCCTGGATCGTATCCTTGATCTTGTCGAGCCAGCTCTTGTCCTCGGTGACGAACTCATCCTCGCGCTTCTTCGCGATGTTGTAGGCGAGCAGCTCAATCGAGTATCGATACGTGAAGCGCGAGTCGGCAGCATTGCGCCGCATATCGAAACGAATCGGCGCGACCAACCAGTGCTCGTCGTCCTTGACGTTGTGAAAAGCAAGTCTCGTGAGCCGCGACGTCGCCGGGTCACGCTTGAGCTCTGCATATGTCCTAAAGACGCGATCCTGGAGAAATTGGAAGTGTCGCTGTCCCGAGAGCGCAAGCGGCGAAAATACCCCACGCCGGTCAAATGAAAGGACGTCGGTCTTGAAGAACTCAGAGAGGGCCACACCTGATCCACGCATAGGGCGTGGCTTGAAGCCGGTGTGTCCTTCGATGGTGATAGTCCGCGCGAGGACGCCGTTCTCTTCGAGGAAGAGACCACCGTCGACAGTTGGCGTCACGGTCAGGGCGTAGGGCTCCGAAACCGAGATGCTCTGTGGATTCAACATCAACGGGAAGAGCATCGATGTGACACCACCTGCGGCTCCTAAGACACCCTCAAGGGCCTCCGCAGGGACATCGAGCTCGAAGAAGTAGACGAACGACTTGAAGAACTTCTTGTCGTCACCGCTCTCCTGACGTGCCTTCTCCTTCGCGATGTCGATAATCGATACCGCCACTGCATCACCTCACGAGTGGCGCCATCTTGCTCGACTTGCCGCTCTCTGGAAAGCCCGGCGTTCATGCGAACGGGACGGGCGGGCCGGGTGGAATAGGAACTCGGTTGTTCGTGATGGTCCAGGCGTGAAAGGCGGCTGCCATGGCCGCGCAAATGCCTGCTGCTGGTGCTGGCACGGCAAGCGGGGGGAGGATCGGCCCCGTTGGCGGGATCGGCGGCGTCCCAGGCGCAAAGTTCGGGAACACGAGCAGGTTGGTGTAGATCGGGAACGTCGCGACGAAACCGATGAGATCGGTGACGACGCTGATCGGCGTCTTCGGGATGCTGAAGTACGCGACGAGCGCGCCGTTGAGTGCCACCTCTGCCGCAGGGGCGTTCGTCGGCGGCGCCGGCAGTGAGATCTCGCCCATATATGTGTCATAAGCCGTCGTCCACCGATCCGCCTTGTACTGCGCGTCGTCCTTGAGAAGCCGCGCATGCTCATCGAGCCGTTCTTCTGGTGTTGGAAAGACGACCGGGTCGAACAACGCTGGGTCGTTCGTGACGAACTCGTCGAAGTCTGGGTCCATGAACTTCCGGAGCTCGGTCGTCAACGTGAGAACGTTCAGCGGCATATGTCATCTAGCCGTCAGGGAGGGAGACCTTCGTAGAGTTGATCGTCGGGTCCCACGGCTCAGGCATGAGCGGCACGACCTGGAACGCCGGACCCAGCGCCGTGACGAACGTCGTGCCCGTTGCGCCCTGCGCGTTCCACGGCGTGAGCTTATCGTTCATGAAGCGGTTCCACATCGCTTCGAGATGCTCGACGATCGCCGCGTGCATCGCACCATCGCCGATCTTGAGCTTCGCGCTTCCATCCTTGTCGGTGACCTCGATGCCAGCACCACCCTGCGTCGTGACGGTGACCTTGTTGTCCTCGATCTTGACCAGCGTCGGCGTCCCGCCCGCGCTCTTGTTCTTCACCGCGATCGTGACGATGCCGTCCTCGAGCTCGAAGAACGCCTCCTCCGTCGCAGGATCGGTCGGCTTGACCGGGTCGGTGCTGACCGAGATACGCGCCTTCAGCCCTGCACGGAGCTTGATGTTGATGTTCCCGCTCGTCGCTGGGACGTCGACGTTCGAGCTCGTCGGCGGGTCGGACGGCAGCTTCGGCTCCCGGCCCTTGTCGTCGAGCTTGCCCGCATGCGCACGGGTCGCGTCGATGACATAATTCCCCTCCTTGTCGACGCCCCACACGACGCCGTGATGCTTCATCAGCCGCGGGAACCCGTCGGCCTTCTTGAGTCGTGTCGACTGCGCCTTCACGGACTCGGGGAGCGTGCTCGTCTGGTCCTTCTCCTCATTGCCGATGTCCCTGCTCGGATGCGGCACGCTCCCGATGATCACGGGAAGGCGCTCATCACCGTCCATGAACGCGACGAGGACATGGTCGCCGTCCAGAATACCGGGGTTGATCGTCCCGAGGCGATCGGTGTCGAGGATCTGTCCGTCGATGCGAAATGACGTCGGCCGCGGAACCCAGACAGCGCCTGTGTGCATCCCGCCACCAGGTTGCGCGACGAGCGCACGCGGGATCCTCCAGACCAGGCCCCCGTCTATGCTAGAGTACGCGAGGACGTCGCAGTACATATGAATAGAGCCGTCCGCAGGCATCGAGAAGATTTCGCCGGTCAGATTTCGATTCCCTGTCGGAACGTTGTCTTGTGGCTTCGGGATCGTCTCTTTGTCATCGACGAAATACGTCGCCAGCACGACACCGCGGATGGCATACCCAGCCGTACCGCGTAGTGAATCTGTTGGGATCTTCGGCATTGATGACTGCGATACCGCCCCATGATCCATGAGCGCCGCGACGTACTCCTTCATGCTCATGTCATCACCTAGGCTACAGCCTCGTCCGTCTCGACCTCGGCTGTCTCGGAGACGCGGAAGTATCTCTGGACAGTCTCACGCAACTGATCAACGAGCGAGCCGTCAGAGCCGACCCAGCCGCGGGAGACACCAAGTGATGTACGAAGGCCAGCGCGCAATGTCCACTCGTGGTTGACCGACTCGACGTAGTAGGTCTCCTGCGTCTCCTCATCTCCGTTCGAGATCCGAAAGCGCGTCCCGATTCTTATGTCAGGACGTCCGTAACCAAGCGTGATCGTCCCGTTGTAGAATAGGTGATTCATGCAGTGATAATCGCGCATGCGCCGCTTGTACGTCTCCGCGAGCGCGAGGTTCTTGTCGTCGGCGCCGCGGGTGTAGACGAAGGTTGTGTCCATACGGCGCATGCCGTGCCGTTTCATGTCATCTGTGTGAAAGAGCGGACGGTTGAAATCGAAGTAGCTGCCTGCGAGCTCATGGTAGAGACGCGGTTTGACGAAGAAGGCGTTCCGCCGCTCCGCCCCGCTCCGTCCAACTGATCGGCTCGTAACGTGTTGACGAGGAACGGTGACCAGCGGGAGCCGATTGAACCACGCGCACTTCTCGATTGCGAGCGCGATATTGCTCCGATCGACGAACGTGTCCGACGGAAACGGCCTGTCCCGGAAGACCACTGCCATGATCGAATCCGCCGGTGTGAGCTCGACAGGATGTTCGAGGTCGTTGTTCGGCGGCGCATAATCGATGCGGTCTGATGCCACACCGAACTTCGCTTGCGTCCGTCTACGAAAAAAGATATCGAGCGGCGCACTGAGCAGATCAGTGTAGATCTCGCAGAGCCCGAGGTCCGCCCACTGAAGCGCGAAGTTCCAAACGCTCTGGTTGTTGATCGAGTAGATTGACGGTCCAAGCGTGTTCGCCCGTGCCGGGTGGTTGATGAAGTCCCGGTCGAAGAAGCAGGCGTTGTCGATGAACGCTGCACTGCCCCCGCCGACGCGTTGGATGTTCTGAAGCGACGGTGGGATCTCCCAATGCGATCGGCCGACGTTCGAGAGCTCGCGAAGAAAGCCAGAAAGGATCGACTCTACCGTTGTCGCCGGATCCGCGAAGAACGCGTTGTTCGCCTCGAGCACACGTGCCGTCGCGCCTGCGCCTAGCGCGCCATCGGTGAGGATATCGAACCAGATCGGCGTGAGCTCGAAGATGCGGCCAAAGTCTCGTCCAGAGACGCGGATGATATCAGAAGTGGCTCCGGTGCCCACCACGACGGACTCCAGCCGAATGTCCTCGATCTGGCCCCTCATGACATGCGTTTTGACGCCGTGCCGAGTCATAACGATGTCGACCCAATCATCGTCAGCGAGCGCTGCTACGGCGGCGCGGCCAATTCCATCAGCCTTGACGTCAAACGAGAAGATGCCTGCTGGCGCGCCCAACTGCTTCGATGTCGTGACGCGCGAAATATACGGCACACCCTCGGTGTGCTGTCGCTTCCCGAAAAAGTCGATCTTCTCATTACTAGGCGGCACGCCCGCATCCGAGAAGGCCACGCTGTGCGTAATCAGGCTGCGCGAGAGACCAGATTCATCACCAAAGCTGTACGCAGTGATCTCGACGCGCGAGGTCTCAGAACCCTGGAAGCCTTGTTTGGCGACAGACTCTGCCATATCAATGCCCCAACATGAGCTTGATGACTGCTGGAGGCAGCGCCTTTAGCCTATCGATAGTCGAGGCCCACTCAGCAACTTCCTTCGCCATATCCGCCCACGCCTGATTGAGCTCTTGCCAACCAGGCATCGCCAAAAGTCCTGCCGCGATAGTAGTAGCTTCAACGCCTGCTGCCATACCAACCTGTGGCAGCGTAATGCCTTTCAGACCTGCACGTCCCTCGAGTCCTCCACCCGCACGGAGCGCTGCGAGCTCACGCTGAGCTTCGGCTGTACTTGTGATTGTCCCAGCGATGTCCATCGCCATCGGTCCGGCAGGACCGCCAGCAAAAAGCGATTCGATATTCCCTGGCCCTTGCGACATTCCAAACGCACCAAGAAATTGTTGTGTCATGACACGCGCAAGTCCGGCGGAACCGCCAGCAGCCCCGCGGATGGACCGACCTAGCATCGCCATCGACGCTTGTGGATCGAACTTTCCAGCCTCGATTCGTTGCTGTGCATCCCAGATATCCTGGGCACTCACACCACCGCGCTGCGGGAGTTGAAGCCCGCCAAACGCCTGAAGCATCATGAGCCCCGTCTCAGGACTTGGCGCACCAGCAATGCCCCGCGTCGCAATGTTCTGGAGCGCGCCAGTGAAACCTGTCGCGAGGCTCTCGGCCTGGAATTGTCCAACTGCGGGCGAGAAACTCTCGAGCATATTCTCGAACGGGGCCCGTTGGAAGAATGTCCCTTGTTCACGCGCACGCGTCTGGAGCCCAGCTTGACGTTGGAGGAAACCGCTGACCTCTTCTTGTCCTTGGAAGCCAAGACCGATAGCTGATTCAGTCAGCGTGAATGGGTCAGCAAGGTGCGCGTTCGCGACACCGCCACGACGGCGTGCGAACTCGATCTGGCCTACGGTCTCAGGCGCAACATTAAACGCGCGGTTTAAGACGAGCGCCTGATGTTGTGCGTTGCGCATGCCTTGTGTGTCTTGCCAACCTCCACGGGTCCGCTGGACACGCGACATGATATCGATCGCCTGGTTCGGGTCGAAACCGTAAGCCGAGGCGCTTATCGCCTGACTAATAAGTTGATTTGTTCGTGCTTCGAGATTGCCTTGCTCACTTGGTTCGAGTCCCGGCATAAGACCTTGAACTCCACGAAGAAAGCTCAGTGCGGCCGGCGCATGTTCGGCTGCTTCACGCATGCCACGTACGACGCCCGCACCAACAGCACCGACAAGCGCGCCGAGTCCCGCAGTAGCCGCACCAGCCCCGCCGCCAAAGCCAGCTAGACCGGCTGCTTGAAAGCCGCTCACACCACCGCCACCAGCACCGGCGGTCATGTTCCCCGAGGCAATGCCAGCGAGTATCGGGCCCGCGGCCATACCACCGCGCATAAGTCCGACGGGGAGCCCCGTGGCCTGTGCGGCTCGGCCAGCACCAGGGAACATCGCCCCAAGACGTCTTGCGCGAGCAAGACGACCGCCCATCGCGGGTCGACCGAGACGTGCGGCAGCGGCGTCGACATCCGCAAGTCGTGGGTCATCAAGTCCCTCAATGCGCGCGAGCTCGCCCTCTGCACCACGAACGCGGCGAAGGTCGCGCCGCACGCCCTGCATACGCGTATCGAACGCTCGCGTCGCTGTTCTCTCTTGCGCGCTCTCCGCGCGTGTCTGCTTGATCTGTTCCGCGCTCTTCGCCTTGGCCGCGCCCTCGCGCTCTTTTCCCTCCGCGCGATTCTTGACTGCGTCGTCCTTGAAGCGCTCCATCACACGTGCAAACTGCGATGGCGGCCCGGCCGCGAGTTGTTCAGCGCGACCGGGGCGAAGCTCGGCGTCCGCAGCTTCCGCAGCCCTCGTGATCTGCGCTGTGCGTCGAACGCGAGCGGCTCCTTGTGTCTCAAAGCGACGGCGTTCTTGTTGGACACCAGACTCGATCGCGATCTGTGCGTCACGCCGCGTCTTCGCTGTTCGCCGTTGGCGCGTTTCCTCAGCCTTGGCGACGTTCTCTTCGTACTTGAGCTCCTGCCGTCGAAGCGCACCCCTGTGCCGCTCGACGTCGTTTACGGCGCGCTTCTGCCTGGTCGCGGTCTGGTCGACGGCCTTGATCTGCTCCTTCGACGTCGTCTCTGCGGCCTGTTTAGCCGCCTGTTTGACTTGCCCTTGGGCGCCGGCGAACCCAGCCGTGATCGCCTTCGTGATCGCCGGCGTGAGCTCCTTCAAGATGATGCTCGCGAGCTGTTGACCAAGATTCTTGATCGCCCCACCCGGGATCTGGGGCTTGATGTTGACGACGATCTGGTGGTTCTTGATGTCCTTTGCCATCGCGGTCCCCTCTGTTACCTACCAGAGGGCAGCGGCTCTGTCATACTGCCACGCCCGCCTTTGGGCTTGCTCTTCGGTGGGAGCCCTTTCGTAAGATCCGGCATCTCGCCACGCGCGATCGCACGCTCCCATTCGTCGACGAGCGGGTCGCCCGTGATCACCGGGCCGTCGTCAATGAGCTTCTTCGGATCGTCGAGCGCACGATCGATGGATTCAATCATCTCCATCAAACGCACGCGTGCGACACCTGAGGCGTCTTTGAGCTCATGCGCGATCTCCTCGCGACGCGCGTAAAGATCTTCGAGCATCTCCTGAATGAGCGATGCCGGCGTGCGCCGCACGAGCAGCGCATGATTCGGCGGTAAGTTGTACTTTCGGACCCACCAGCGACGAAGGACGGATCCGCCGTCGTCACTCGCTGCTTTCGCTCGCGCTCGGATTCGCTGTGCGTCGAAAGTAGCGGTCTTCGTGAGCCCTCGCCTTCACGTAGAGCGACATGACCACCTCCGGGTCCTTGATCTTGCGCAGATTCTTGGCCCAGTCCGGCTTCTTCCCTACGAGCGAGTAGGCGAGCCACGCGATCGCGAGATTCAGCTCGATGATCGACGGGTCAATCGAATCCTGCGGCTGCCCTCCTTGGAGGCGCGAGCGAAGGTTCGCGACGTAGCCCTGCTTCTCGAGATCGAGGATCTCGTTCGTGAACGTGCCGGCCCAGACCTGCCCTCGCGCGTCGGTATACGAGAACGGGAAGGTCCACGTCTCTTCGTCCGGTGGTGCGTCTCCCGCGGCCTCTGGCACCGAGACTGAAGCAGCGACTCGCTCCTTCAGCTCGTCGATGTCGCCCTCAAGATGGGTCATGCGAAGTCGCTCTTGAAGCGTCTCCGGCTTTGCTGTTTGCGTCATGTCATCCCTCCATTTATTTGAATGCCTGCCTAGTTAGCTTCGTTGTCGTCCTTCATGCGAACGCCGAGGAAGTTGATGTCCTCGCCGACGATGCCGCGAGGTGTGATCGCCCAGTTGTGGCTGGCAATCACCACCTGCTCGAGCTGCATGAAAATCTTGGCGGCGCCTTGCGGGTTCGAGTCTTCGATCTGGCAATTCATATCGCCAGCCTGAATCAGGTTGAGGATGTTCTCGAGAAAGCTACTGTCGTCGCTGCCAAGATTCGGGAACACACCCAGTCCGCGGAGCGAATCTATCCCGGCCTGCGTGCCCATGAGGCGCACGCGCGACGCGCTGAACGTCACGCGGTAGCCTACCGGCACGAACTCGGCCACCTGAATGTGATCGAGTACCTCGACTGGCTCGTATTGGATTTCTTCCGACCCCGTGCAGTTCGTAGCGTAGCCGATGGCCTTTCCCGCTATCGAGAAACGTGCCCGCGCTCCCGAGAAGACGTGACCCTTTGGAAATTGATGCGGCATGGCGCTTCTCCTGCTTCTCTTTCATCTTCCCTGTTACGCGGCGGCCTGGCGGATTGTTACCAGGTGAATCGTCGACTTCACGAAGTTGATGGGGATGATCGGCGCGATCTCCACCGAAACTTCGAGCACGTCAACGATGAGCTCCATCGTGAGCGCGCGGAACGTCGTGATTGAACCTGAGTCAATGAGAAGCCCGAGCTTGTTGAGCGCGGCGCCCTTTGCAGCATTGATCGTGCCTGCGAAGCCTCGCTTGCCGACCACGGTCTCGAGTGTCGTTCGGAACTCGAAGACGGCGAAGTTCACCGCCTGGTTCACCGAGCCCTCGATGAAGGCAATGTTGTTCGACTTCAGCCAGGTGGTGACATTTCGGACCCAGCGACGGCCAACGCCGTCGAGCCGCTCCATGAAGCAGAGGCCCGCCTGAATCATCTCCTCGGTGTCGTCGATTGGATTCCAGGTCGCGTCCTGCTTCACGTCGAGGACGTTGGCGAACTTGTGCGTGAGCGATGTGCCCACCACGGCGCCGGCCTGCATGCCAGCCGCGATGACGGCCTGGAACGGCGGCAAGAAGTCCGTGCGCTCGCCCGCGGTGTTGAACCGCGTGATCGTCTGCGCGAACGCGCGAATGTGCCGCGAGTTGATGTCGACGATCTGGCTCTTGGCCTCGGTCTTATTCGGCACGCCCGTAAGACCGCTGTTGAGAAGGCCGACGAAGCCGTCGCGCTCCGAACGCCCGAGCCCACCCATGAACGCGCAGTGCGCGTCGAGCGCGGCGTGCACAGCCGGATCGCCGGTCATCACGACGATGCTGTTCACTCGGACCTTCTTCAGAAGGTTGAGCGCGTTCTGGAAGTCGGCGAACGTCGAGAGCCCTTCCGATCCGCCCGTCAGGAACTCCGGCAGCGAGGTGTTGTCCGGCGGCGCGCCGACGCCCGCCGTCGACTGGATATTCGCGCTCGTGAGGTTCGCGTCCGCCTCGGCGAACGTGAAGCCCGCCGGCGTGAACGCGGTGATCCGCACGATCCCCGCGCCGTTCGAGGCGGCAAAGACGCGCTGGTTCACGCGGTGGTCATTGTTGATCGCCACGATGAGCGCGTCGCGCGTCGCGTCGATGGTGCCACCGGTCCCCGAGACGTTGTAGCCGTCGATCGTGACGGTCACCGTCGCGAACGCGGTCACCGTGACGTCGACGATCTTCGGCAGGAACGCGATGCGCGTGGCATCTGCGAGCTGCGAGTTGCTCGTGTAGAAGTCGAGCATCGCCTTCAAGTTCGCCTTGAAGCCGAGCACCGCCGTCTTGATGTCCGAGCCCGTCGGGAGGATCAGCGTGATGTCCGCGTTCGTCGTCGGCGAAGCGTCGGCGGTGAGATCCACATCCGCCACGAGGAACGAGAGGTTCCCGGTGACGAGCTCGAGCGTGAAGCCGTCGGCGCCGACCTTCTTGGCGTTCACGAGATCGGCGAGCTTCTTCACCGTGTTCTGCGTCGTGTTGAGCGATTGAACTGCCGTACCTGCAATGAGCAGGAAACGCGGCGCTACAGAATCGAGATCGCCGAGCACGATGACGTCGATCTGCGACCACGAGGTCAGCGTCCGAACGTACGTCGTACCCGTAAGGATGACGCGCTCGGCCGCTGCAAGGCCGGCGGCGTTTCTTCCATACAGAAGAATGGACGCCGTGGACGGCGCATCTGCCACGAGTGACAGCGGCGCGTTCGCGACGAACATCGTCGAGCCGAGCACGAGACCGCGCGTCGATTGCGCCGCAGCAAACGAGAGGAGATCGGGGAAGGCACCAGCGTCCTCCTCAACGAGGATGGTGCCGATCGCCGGCGACGAGAGCGACGCGCCCCAGACCGTGTTCCAAGTCTGCGTGCCGATGATGAGCGCCGTGCCGTTGAGCTGGAGCGTCTCCCTCACTGGGTTGTTGCCGGTATCAAGGCCGTAGACAGTGATCTGCTGCGTGTCACCCACGTTGTTCGAGGAGACACGAACATTCTCGCCGGCAGTAATCGCCGCGAGTACGTGGGCTGAGAGACCCGTCTCTCGGCGCGTCGCATTGATCTTGACGCCTGAGTTGAGGATCTGCGCCCGGACAGCGTCCCAGCCCGTGAGCGCGCTGGGCTCGGTGTAGCGCAGCGTGAAGATGTCCGAACCGCCGACGTTGTCGGCCGCCTCGGTTGTGTCCTCGAAGGACACCGTCATCCGCTTCGTCCCGGGGTTGGTGCCGGCCTGATGCTGGATCGAGATCTGGTTCGTGAACTCGCCGTAGTCCTGCGAGACCACGATCAGCGACGTCCCGTTGCTGTTGCTGAACGTCCTCGATGCCTGCGTCGCTTGGTTCGTCTTCATGAAGACGACCTCTTGCGCGCCGGCCAAGATGTCAGCATCGCTCGAGGGCTCGAAGATCATCGAGCCGGCCTCGCGCAGGTCGCCGCTGCGGAACGTGCGGCGGACCTTCTCGGGCGTGTTCAGGCGGATGAACTCGGAGGTCTGCAACGACGTCGACACCGGCTTGCCGCCGACTGCCGTGCCGATGAGCGCACAAATGCCGGTCGCGCCAAGACCGATCTGTTCGAGTCCTGACGCATCGACCTCGGAGTACGAGCCCGGCGTCGCGATGACTTTGCCCTGAAAGAATATTGTGCTAGCCATGGTTGCCATCCTTACGAGACCATGCTACTACGTAAGCATGGGAATCAGAGGACCAATTCGACGACAGTGGCGACCGAATCCTGAATGGTTCTGGTCGAGAGTAGATCGATGCGGCCCCACCGCGCCGAACACGGCCGACGAGTGCTGGCTTTGGGATAGGACAATCGGCCCGCACGGCTATGGCATGGTTCGCGCGACCACAGCGGCTGACCGAAATATTCTTGCGACACTTCATGCGCACCGCGTCGCATGGGAGCTCGAGAACGGTCCGATAACTAACGGCAGCCTTGTTCTTCATCGCTGCGACAACCGCGCTTGCGTTCGTCCGTCCCATCTCTTCATTGGCGACGACAAAGCCAACATGGATGATATGTACGAGAAAGAACGCGATAATCACGCTCGTGGCGCTGATCAGCATCTTGCGAAGCTGACTGAGCGTCGAGTCAAAGCGATCCGATCTGCACGCGCTCGAGGGGTGACGGTCGTTGAGCTTGCTGAGCGTTTCGATGTCAGCCACGTTGCAGTCAGCGCCGCAGCTACTGGTCGAACGTGGAAGCATGTCGAGGGCGCGTTGATCAAACCTCAAGAGAAGAGACGGCTCACCGACGAGGACGTGCGCGTGATTCGAGCCGAGCGCGCAAAGACGCCGCCAACAACGCTCGAAGAACTGGCGACACGATTCGACGTCGCGATCAGTACGGTGAGCCGAATCGCGAATCGTCGTCGTCAGCAACACGTCTCCTAGCACCCTCATCCTCCATCGGGCGTCATCGCCCACGTTCTACACTGGTCTCGCCAAAAACTCACGATGGACTTGTTCCCATTCGGGACCCGTTCGCGGCCCGAGCTTACGCGACGACGCCCACCGACGGAAGCCGGCAGCCTGATCAGGCCTCATGCCCGAGGTCAGAAGCCAAACTTCGAGCGAGACCGGATCCGGCCTGTGCTCGGCTGCGGCGGTAGTGTCCTCTGCTCCATTAACAACCACCGCCCTCGGGGCGTCACTCGTACCCGATGGCGTAACAACGGCCTTGTATTCGTCCGGGACAAGCTCCTCAACAGGTTGAACAGATCTTCGTGTCGTTGCCATATGTCATCCCTCTGTCATTCTTCCACGACTGTAACAAGCGCGTTGACGCCGCCGATTTCAGGGATAGACGCGTCGTCATCAACGTGGATGCCGGCCACGGAGCGGACCCGGGCGCCGAACTCCTCGAAGACTGGCTCCTCGAACATCGCCGTGAGCGTCAGACGCCGAACGAAAAGGTAAGCCGGCAGGTAGTTCATGTTCGGGGCGAGATCGCCGCCGGTGAACTGCGTGTCGAGCACGCCGAGGCCTTTCAAAAATGAGCGCTTCCGGCCGAGGGCGTACTTCGCGATCTGGTAATAGGCGATTGTGACATCTGGATCATCGGCGACGACCCAGATGTTGTACCTAGACGTGAAGATGCTCGTCCGCTTGTAAACGCCCTCGAGCGACGCATCGTCGAAGACGGCAGCCTCTTCCTCGTCGACGATCCCGCCGAGATCGTCGAGGAACTTCTGCGACTCGTTCTCGTCGTCGAGCACGATCGCATAGAGCGGAAACTTCGAGTCCTCGCGCGGATAGTTGTGGATGACATCAGGCGGGAGCCGGCGGAGATAATCGGCAATCCTCTCCGCCTCGGTCCTAGATAGCCCCTTCAGCTTGGTGAACAGCCGTCGAACCTCGTTTGGATCGGCTACGAGCTCGGCAATGCCATCCTTGAGCGCTGTGAAGATGATCCGCTCGAGCATTCGCTTCCTTTGTTCTACCCGCCAAGCAGTGCGCTCAGGACACCATCGATCACGGCCGGCGCCAGCGTTTCCATGTCATCTAGGACGCGCGACGACAAGTCTCGGGCCTCGACGCCGGGGTACATCCACGTCCCGGCCGGGGAGTTCTGCGACAATGTACGAAAGGTAAGATACGCGCTCCCACCGCCGGCCGCTGCCGGGCGCCCACGCTTTTGGAGCCCGGCGTAGACGTCCGCCTGGTGCGTCGGCTTGAGTGTTGGCGCCATTCCAGCGCGGAGACGCGCCCCAGGCGCCAACTGCTTCGCCGCCTTCGCCACGCGGCGGCCAAGGGACTTCGCGGACGCCTCGCCCATCGACTGCCGAAAGGCGTAGCCGAGCGGTGACGCCGATGGCCCGGCCGCGCCACCCGGTGCTTCGTGCCCGAAGGCGATCACGCGCGAGCTCTTCCCCTTGAGGTGCGTCTGCCGGAAATCGTACGGCGGCGCCCCACCCTCAATGAGGTTCGGGATGGTCCCTTCAAGCTCGAGGACAGCCGTGTTCTCGCCGGTGATCTGTGGCGGTTTGATGCCAGCGATGTACTCGTCGCGCGTCTTGGTGAGCGTCGTGTACGCGAGCTCGACCCACCGCGCATACGCAACGGCGGCAACCGCTTCGATGAAGACCGAGCTATCAAAGAGTCCGAGCAGATTGTCAGCGAGACGCTCAGCGTCTCGTTCATCGACGGTGACCTGAACATCGACCATCGACTCTTTCTACTACAATGCGGGCGCTGGTGGAATCTCGCGTGGCGGCAAGAACTCGAGGCGCACTGATGCTTGGATCGGAAGCGGCGTCGGGTTGCCGAGCGGCGTTATGCGCGGCACCTGCTTTCGACGACGAGCGATCTCGCGCAGTACGTGCGGGTGGTCGACGACGAGCCACGTCGGATGCGTGAGGTAGTGGACCGAGAGCCGCGTCCCCACGACTGGTGCTTTGCCTGGATACCAGCAGATCTGCCCGTCCTTGACGGTGAAGTCTTCGCCCTGCTCGTAGCGCCGGCCCGTCGGGTCGATCATCGTGTTCACGCCGGTCGCGAGATAGCGCAGCGGCACGAGCAACGTCGGATCGGTGAGCGCGATGACGATCTGCGAGTACGGGACCTCAGAGTCGATGTTCACAAGACGATCGTAGTAGCCGATCTTGTTCTCGGGCCGAACGGTGACCTGCATCGTGCCACGCACCCAGTTGCCGAGCACGTCGTAGAAGTCCTGCGCCTGCGTCACGCGCTGAATGACACCACGAATCACGGCGGCCTTGTTCTTCAGGATGAGCGCCTTCTGGAGATCGTCGAGCGTGCCGGCCTCAGCAGGAGGGACGTAGTCCTTTGGCCCAAAGTACAGGACGCCACCACCCCGGCACTCCGGACAAGTCGGGTCGGGCTGCCGTGTCTGCTCGTTGAAGCCTGGACACGGGCAGATCGTCGCTCGCGACCACGCGAGGCGAGCGCCGTTCACTTCGAGCGTCGCGATGATCTTGTCCGAGAGGAGCTCGGCGCCGCCCGTCTTCGACTTCGTCTGATTCGGAGGCAGATTGGTGATCCCGAAGACCGGCTTCAGCGTTGACCCACCACCGCTCACACGCCCTCCTGCACAGCCTTGAGCTTCGGATCAGCGGCTTCCTGCTCTGCGGGCGACATCAGGCCCCAGACGTTCGAGAGCTCGCCGAGAAGTGCGTCGACCTCGCTGCCCTCTTGCTGACCGTTCGCTGCGCGCACGTCCGCGAGGATCTGCACGAGCTCCTGGTAGTAGACCGCTGCGCCGCTCATTGCTCATTCCTTCTGCCGCTGACGGTGCCCTTGTTTGTATTCGTTCCATCCACGTCCGTTGCGAAACGAAACAGGCAACCTGCAGCCACATTTGCACAACGGCGCAGGCTCGAGCTTTGCGACCGCCGGCACCCTTGCGTTCCCGTGCCCCTTCCGATACGTCGCCCAACCACGAACGCGCTTCCACCGTACATGGAGCCCGCAACCACAAGCGCATAAGGGTGGTGGTTCACCGGGTGGCGGTCGTCGACCACACGCATTGGGCGATCGTTTGTGCCGAGTCGCGTGGCACGATCGGCAGAGAGGAACGAGCGTAC